TACGCACGTTTGAAGCCAAGCCGGAGCAGACTTTCTATAAGATTGGCAAAGCTGGCGTACTGACCCTTAAGCAAGCCGCTAAGGCCCTTAACGACCATCACAATAACCACGGGGCCGGGTTCTATGTTGACTTCGCTAAAGGCGGTTGCGCACGCTGCTATATGGCTCGCGTTTCGTCCAATTGGCAAGGCGGCAGCTTCCTAGAAGTTAAAGAAATTGGTAGTAATGGTACGTGGTACGCACTGGATACGGTTACAGATAAAGTCCGTAACGGCTTCGGTTCCGGCTATATCACCCTGTAAGGATAAACCTATTATGAAAAAGAACGATTATATCAATACCCTGTTAGCCCATCATGCGGCCCTTTGCCCTAGCTGGGAACATGAGAAATACAGGGGCGCTATTCTCTCTGTTGCGCATTTCTGTCAACAATCGGCAATGCCGATAGAAGAAGCTAAAACCCGGCTTGAAAAAGTAATTGAAGAACGCCGGAAACTGTAAGCGTATTACCCCGTAATAACCCTTTATTAATAACAGCCCGAAAGGCTCTAATCATGACTCAGCCAAAGCGTATCGTAATGTCTTCCGGTAACACCATTGCAACCCCGGCCCGTATCATTACCCGGTATTGGTTTAATGGCGAAGTAGTGAAGACTAACGCAGGCTCTAACCTGTTCGAAGCTGGCCCCAATGTGCAACGTAATTTGCAGATCAATAAATACGGGGCCACCTTTGCCGAAGTGCTGGACGCCGACACGGAACAGCTTTACTACAGCCAAAGCCGTAGTATTAGCGGCACGATTAGCAAGCCGCATTACGAATGGAACCCGGAAGACACAGCACGGAAGTACAGCGCCGGATTGCTGCTGCTGGGGGATAAGAAGGGGCGTAAGTAATGCGGATCATTGATAAGGATATAGACAGCTATACAGCCTTTACCGAACACCACGAAAGACGGCTAAGGCATTGCCACCCAGACGAAGAAGCTAGAGAGAAGGCCCTATTAGCAGCAGCACGGAAGGCCCTAGCAGCATTGGAAGAATACCGGGAAGTAATGGACGCACCCGCATAAGCACAGGCCCCTAGAGATAGGGGCCTTTTCTATTGGGCGTCTACATAGGTAGGCCACATAGGCGACAGCCTACGCCAGCGAGCTAACGCTAGTTAGCGACCTTCCCCGGCTGGCCTTATACATAGATAGCCCCACATAGGCAGGCCCAATTAAGTAGCCCTATCCGCTACCCGACCCCCTACTTAAGCCCCTGCCCTAATTAATCATTCTCTAATCCGCTACCCCACCAAACAAGGTTATAGGCTAGGGCTACATAGGTAGCTACATAGGGTTACTAATTAGCCTTCCTATAACATAGGATCAAGTAGCTATAGGGAAGGCCCTACATAGTAGACCCTACATAGGGTAGCCCCTACATAGTGGCCCCTATAGAGTAGCCCTACATAAGCTGTACTACATGGCTAGCCCAACGCGTATAAGAGGGGGCAGCACAGCCCCGCTAGGGGCTGGGCGTTGTCCCAGAGCATAAGCCGGGGAAGGGTCAACGTAATGCGACCGATAAGGGGAACAGGGGTTTTCTTACCCAAACCATGCGGCCACTTATTGAGAGACAAAAAGAAGTTGCCAAACTCCACCCGGCCACGGTGGGAGGCCCTACGCACGCAGCCCTTCCCCATAGGGGAAGGCTATAACCCAACCAAACACGATAGGAAAGCTACCCCGTTCAAAACTCTACACGTCCGTCTAGGCTTTTGACTGAGCCTCTATAGAGCGATTGTAGGCCCTTTCCCTGTTATGGCTACCCTGTGTCATCCTGCCCCGTGATCGCCCCGTGTAGGGCCTATACGCAAGCCGTAGCCCCATTCCCACCCTGTAGACCTACCCCAGACCAGCCCAACCCCGGCTCCAAGTGATAATGAGAATGATTCGCATTCATATTTTGGAACGAGAATGAGAATGATTCGCATTACGCTTCGGGCCATTAAGAACACCACTCGACATTGCGAGATTTCCAACATAGGTAGTCGCCTCTGTCAACAACACCACTCGATACCCCATGTTTTACTACTGTTGTAATTGATGCAACAAAAGTTTCATATAATTTAGGTTTCTTCCTACACAAGCCGGGGAACATCGTGATTCCAAAATTTTATTTTTTAAATTTTAGCCACAAAAGAAAAAGCCCCTACCGAAGTAGGGGCCTCTTTAGTACGCAAGCACAGATTTCTTGCCAGCAGCCATACCGAACGGGCTATCTAAGTTCCTAGCGTACCGCTGCTTGTTCGGGGAGTATCTTTTACCTTTTCCCTCTGTCTTCCTAGCCCCGAACATAGTTTTACAACTTGTGCATTGGCTGTTAGCTACATAACGTGTAGTGATGTGGCCCCAGATGCAAGGTATCCCGGTGAAGAATGTTGTGACGCCAGCTTCCCTAGCTGCTTCCCTAAGCCGTTCAACTCTAGCTTCCTCAAGCACAGGTTCAGCTTCGTCAACAAACATACTCATGCCAGCAGGGCTTTTACATCGGCCAGAGCGGCAGACAGCTTGGTAGCTGCTTGGGTAGCTGCTTCCAGCTTGGCTACAGCGGCAGACGAATCCACTTCGACAGTGATTGGAGCGCCTACGGTTTGTGGCTCAGCCAGTACCTTCACCACGCCCCGGTTAATGAGGTCGAGCAGGCTGTTTTCGCTTTGGTCGTTTTCGAACTTCTGACCAGTTGCAACAGCCACAAACGTTACGGCTTGAGGGCGAGTCCCTTTCGTCGCCACGTACACAGAGGTACAACCCCATTGGACGACCATCGGCAGAGTCACTTTAGTGCGTTTCATTGTGTGTTTCCTTTCAGTTTGGTTAATTTTCCGTGTTTGTCATACACGGCATCGGCAGATTCTATCCACCACTTGTTAGCTATCTGCTTACCTTCCTTGTCAAGCTCGTACTTGATGGACGGTACAGCCAGCTTAGCTAGCAACGCGTGTGCACGGGCCGTGGTTTCGGCGTAAATACGGTTCGCATCTTCCGGTCTTCCTTCTTCGATAGCCGTATGTAGCTGGCTTCCTTTAGCGGCGAAGGTACGCTTGTAGGCTACGCCCTTCACGATTCAATTACGCTCTTTACCACGCCCACGATGCAGCCGAAGATAGCCAGCGCACAGAGGCAGAGGAAGGTTTTCACGAACGTTCCGGCGAACCAGAAGAACGCGATGATCGCCAGAAGTAGGATGACAGTCCACATGGTAGCGTACAGCCACTTACGCACGTCACGGTCGAGGCCGTTCCAAATGTCTTTGATCCACGCCAGTGACCATCCCCGGTTAGGTAGTTTTTCTTTCATTTCTTTTCTCCTTTCAACGCCGCTACGGCGTCTTCATGTATTTGTTGGAACTTGGCTAGCTGTTCATCCCCGGCCAAGCGTTTAAGGGTCTGCCTGTGGAACTGTTCGTCAGGCAGGATGATGCGCAGGGCTTCCTTAACGTCAGAAGGCGTGCACGCCATATCCACAATCACTTCGAACCGGAACGCAGCCAGAGCTTCCCCGTAGTAGTTAGCAGCACACGCCGAATAGATGTCGGTGATGTGGCTATCCAGCGTCTTCCAGTATTCGCTAGCTGGGGCGTCAGGGTCGATGGTATGACCACGGCCAGCCAGAACGTCTACCAAGATCAGCGAGTGCTTCTTTTCGTCATCGGCTACGTTTTCCAGAATGCGGCGGGTACGCAAGTCAGTGTCGTAGCTAATAAGGAAGGATTGGTAGTCATCATACCCGCCAATCTCCGTTCCGTAAAGCTTTTTCAGCCAAGCTAGCAGCTTACCTTCGTCCTTATTGACGCGTTCCCACCACGCTTGGGTGAATGCTACTTCTTCGTCAAGGGTGCGGATCATCACTTACGCCCCAGAGTCTTGTAAATCTGGCTGGTAATCAGGGCAACCATAAGCACAACGATCACACCAAAGTATCCAGCAGGCCCCAGCGTGGTAAGAACCAGCTTAAAGAACAGCAGTACCAGACCGATACCGCCTACCACGCTTACCGCGATTGCAAAAGCCTTGAAAAGTCGTTCGAAATCCATGTGTTCTCCTTAGTTAAGTAGGTAGTTAAGAATGAATGCAGCCACTATAGCATACCCGGCCAACGCCCACAACATTTCTTCGCGGGGGTCGGGTACAAAATCGTTAGTTAGGCCCATGTTTCATCGCCTTCACCACAGCCGGGGGTAAATCATCCCAGCTTACCTTCGTATCAGCATCCCCGCGTGTTGCTGGCGGTAGCAGTTCCAGTGCTTCCGGCAGGATGTTACGGATGTAGTCGCCTTCGCCGTCGATCTTCGCCTTGTAGCACGCCTTGCGGGTGAAGCTATTCTGGTTGACAACGCTGCTGAAGATGCGGATAGCAAGGTTGTGCGTGATCGTCACGTGTTTCCCGGCAAAGCTTCCTTCCCCGGCTACGATTCGGGCACGGTCGCCCGGTATGGGATAGCTTCTACTGGATGGTCTACGTCCATTTCCTTAGAACCACTGTTGGATGCGTAGATAGCCAGTGCAGCTACAGGCACGCCGTCTTGGTTGTGGCCTACACACTGGGAAATAGCTACGTTTCCCGAGCCGAATTCTAGTACGTTCATGTATTACTCCTTAAAATGGGTTGGTATTACAACGCAGCCTTAATCAGCCTGTAGTCACTCTCGTTAAGCTCCACTTCGGAAGCTTTCCCGGCCATGCCTTCCAGTTGCTTGATAGCCGCTTCGGTTTGGTAGCCCGAGTTCATAATGTTCAGGTACGTGCTACCGTGGCCCCACATATCGCCGTCATCTTTCTTGAGTTCGGCTAGCGCCTCGGCTTCGCTAAGGAAGCGGGGAACACGGCCAAACTCGCGGAAGCTGAACCGGGTCTTAGCCATAGTGGCCTTGATTGCTTCCAGCAGCTTTTCGTTACGGTAGTTCTTGATCCATTGTAGGCGTTCGTGGCAAGCAGCCTTGACGCGGTAGCTAGGTAGTTTGATGGTAGCCATGTTTTATCCTTAGTTTGGTTTGAGTTTGTCGGCAATACGGGTCAGAAGCTTAGCTTGCGCTTCCCCGGCCCCGTTAGGGTTGTCCAGTTTTACAACTTCAACTAGCAAGTCATACACTTCTTCCCCATCAGGCAGCAAAAACATCACGCCAGCCGTGGCAAGCTCGCCTTCGACAGACAGACGTATGCTCTTTACCGTCTTAGAAAGCGACTGTTGACGCTTGCGCTCTGCATCACGCTTAGTACGTTCGGCTCTTTCGATCATCGTTTTGCTAATGTCGTACGTTACGTTAAAAGCTGGCGCATTAAGCGAATTATCCTTCGAATAACTGAGCTTTACGCCTGCGTCAATGTGCGGGGCCAACATAGGCTTAACAATAGCCTTCAACTCGTCAACGTTCTGGTAGGTTTCACCATCCCCAGTAGTCCAAGTCAAATCCATTCCTTCTACGATAGCCAGAGCATCGTAGTAAACACCGCGTAGGATTCGTTCAGCTTTAAGACTCAGTGCCATGTTGTTTCCTTGGTTGGTTAGCAGTTAGGTAGTATCTTACCTTCGTCCCTAGCTAGCGTCAAGTCTTAAAATAGTTTTTAACGAACCTGTCTGCTTTTTTCCACAGGGGCGGGTAAGCCCCGATAAGCCCGTGGTCGAGCAGATGACGTTTTTCACGCATGTACTTCACGGCGAAGCCCGGATCGTGGTCGGTAATGTCAGCCGTGTTGTGTAGCAGATCGCACAGCTTGACCGTCTTGACGGACGAGCAGCAGCGGTCGATGCGTTGCACTTCCAGCGCCTTGCGTTCGGCACGGTTGAGGCCGGGGTAGCTGCGCTCTGTGAGGCCGTCCACCAGCAGGGCCACTTGTGGGCCGAAGTGGTGTTCGATTACGTCAAGGCTGTAGTTGTGCCAAGTCGTCGGCCACAGTTCCGGGTTGCCGACATCCTCTACAACATCGTGGAGCAAGGCCGCGTCAATCTCGGCGTTGTTGGCGTACGGGTAGTTCGCAATCAGAATTTCCGCCACAGCTTCCGGGTGCGTCCAGTAGGGATCACCTGTGTATTTGCGCTTCTGGTTGACGCTGTTGTGTGCCGCCACCATGAAGGCGTGTGCGGGGCGTTGTCGTAGTTGAATCAGGTTCATTTTTAGCTCCTGTAGATAAAGAAAAGGCCGGGACTACCCGGCCAATTTTTGCGCGCCGCCTTCGGCGTTTAGTCGTCGCCTAGTGCCGTGCGTAGAACGGCTCTTGCGAACCGTATTCCGTGAGGTAAGGAATCCTCCGTCATGTGCGTCATAAACAACGCCTCAATATCGCCGTTCGATAACGACTTGCCCCGGCGTTCGCGTACACGTGCAGCCAAGTCGTCAACCGTGCCATGCGTGGGCATCTTGTACTCCACACACAGGGCAACCAATGCGTGCCACTGAGGCGACGAACGGCGTGCGTCCAACACATCCCCTACCGTCAAGTCCCATCCGGGGAAGCCCAGAATGACGGTTTCGCGGGGTTTATCGGCGTAGCCCGTAACTTCTAACGGGAAGTCGGCCAACTTGCTTTTCATGCTGCTGTCTCCATGCGTTCAACAAGGTTAATTACAGTTTGTGTTCCCCACGCTTTGCCGCGTGCGGTTTTGATGCCCATGCGGTTCAATTCGGCTGCCGTAGCCTTGAACGTGAGTCCTTGGCCGCGAAGGTTCATGACGATTGAGCCGATTTTCTCTGCAAATTCGTCTGCCTTCTCCGCGTTGCGTGCCGCACCCTTTGCACGGGCTTCCACAATCGTGTTCGGGTCTTTGTGCAGGGCGTAGCCCAGCGTGACGCCCTGCGCTTTCAGTTCGTCCAGAGCGGCTTTAGTGCGTTCCCCAATCAGGGTGCGCTCTTTCTCCGCAAAGGTTGCATAAATGTGCATCATCATTGGGTCAACGTCTTCGCCCAGAGCTACGGCGATGAATTTCACCCGCTTCATGAAGCCTGCTACGAATTCCACATCACGTGAAAGACGGTCAAGCTTACTTACCACCAGCGTTGCACCAACCCGGCCAGCCTTGGCTACAGCGGCGTGCAGCACCGGTCGATCTTCAAGCCCCAGCTTGCCGCTAGCGCGTTCTTCGACGTATTCCAGCACTTCGTAGCCGTTGTACTCTGCAAACTGCTTCACGGCTGCACGTTGGGCTTCAATACCCAGCCTAAGCGCGTCTTCGCCCCCGGCGTTCTTCTTATCTTCGGTCGAGACACGCAGATAGGCTATCAATTTCTTGGTCATGGCTGTCTTCCCCTGTTCGGTTACTCAATGAACAGGAGTTTACAGTCAAAACTCTAGAAGGTCAAGCGGTTTATGCAACTTTCTGCTTGATGCGTGCAATCAGGGCGTCCAGAGCCGCTTCGACTTCGAACGTGGTCAGTCCACGCGGGATGCTTGCCATAGTCCAGCCAGCAGCAGCGAGCATCTTGGCCTTCGCCGTGATACGCATACGGGTGTAACCCGCCTTCAGTTCCACGTAGAGCGCCTTCTGGGTAGTGTGCAGCTTACGCAGCTTGCTAGCCAGCTTGTCTGCTTTGTCGAACTGGTCAGCAGCGAAGGATAGTTCACCTTTAGCGCGCTGGCTACGGGCGTTGTCCACGTGCTGTTCCTTTTGCGCGTTCATGGCCGTAATACGTGCGGCGTTGGTAGCGATACGGGACTGGATGTGTGCGGTTGCATTCATGGTAGTTCTCCTTCAGGTTGTTAGTTATATCGGATGTGAATGTGTTGCTGACAGGAATAACTATATCTGGATTAAATCCTGTCAGCAACTTTATTTAAATCAATATTTCATGCGTGTTGTAAACACACCACAGGGTCAATCATCCCCCACAACGCACGACAAATCGAGCTTGCCTTTCCCCCTTTGTGCACGTGCGTAGGCCATTCGTTCTGCTGGGGTCAGCTTTGGCCGGGATTGCACAGAATCAACTCTTGTTTTCAAAGCGTTAATTGTTGCATCACTGCGAACCATCCCCACTGAATAAGCACCCCCGAACATGGCAACTTCGCCGGGGTCATCGTCTGCGATTGCCCACCCGTCAAGGGTCATTTCGAAAATCTCTGCCAGTAGGGCTTCTAGCGTGGGGTGGGATAGCTTTTTAATATCCTTCATCGCCTGCTGCCTTCCCGAAGCCCATCCACATAAACCCGTAACTGGTTAGCAAGCATCCCAGTCCACCAGCAATCGCTACCCAGTCGTTGATGCTCATGCCGTAGGTTACGAAAGCTGCCCCCACCACTACAAGCACCACAACCAAGCCCAGTTCCACCCATTTAAGCATCTTTACCACCTTGGATCAGGGCCACCACAGCCCCTTCGTAGCCCACCCGATTAGCAACCAAGCCTTCTTTCACGGCTAAGATTGCGTCCCTGTGGTCTTCTACCCCATCCACCTTCGTTACTGCCAGCTTCTTTGTTGCGCTGTCTTTGTAGTACACAAGCATGTTAGCTCCTTTGTTCGTTTGATGCAAGCATCTTACCTATTTTGTTTAGTTTGTGCAAGGATTATTTGATTCCTTGCTTCTTAAGTTAGGTAGACAGTGTACACCCTACGTAGCCGTGGGTCAAGAGGCTTGACAGCAAGCAATTCATCGTGTACACTCTGTTCGAACGAGCGCAGCGAGTGAAGAACTACTTAAGTAGGGTTAAGTAAGTAGTATATATAAAGTAGTTTTATAAGTAGCCTACTTAAGTAGTAACTACGTAGCCCGGTCGTGGGGCTTGACAAAATGCAAGTTTGCGTGTATCATACGATCTTTCAAAGGAACGAAACAATGAACGAAGGTGTTGTGACGATGGTGGAAGCGCCCATCTTCGTTAAGAAGACTCATGAACTGGCGGGGTTACTGAAGCGCGTTAAGTATGGATCGGCCAAGGCCGTTGACATCCTGATTGACACGATGGAAGACAAGAATACCGAGCCGAAGCTAAAAGTAGCGTGTGCGCAATCGCTAATTGAGTACGAAGTAAAGATTACAGACCAGATTAACAAAGACCAACTAGTAAGACAGGTGGCGGAAATTAAGGCTAAGGGCCTATCTACTCCGCTACGCCCTGAAGATAAGGCGCTATCGCCAACGGTGGACTTTAGCCGTATTCAGGAAGTCTGATAGCTAGGTAGCAAGGCTTGACAAAACACGGATCGTCGCTTATACTGTGACCACATGGAGATATTGGGGTATTTGATTCTCTTTCGAAAGGTAGGTGATCCTGTATTTTGTTTGGCTTCATGTAAAGTGTTCTCCTTGGGTCAGATGTGTGTGAAGCTGGTTACTTCATTGGGGTGGTTCCCGAGACACGACATCGCCGCAAACTGTAAGCGGCCAGAACATTGCTCCTTTCCCATAGTGGTTGATTGGACTTGCCTTGTAAGCAAGCGGCGAAAGCCCAGCGTCCGTTCGAATCGGACAGGGAGCACCAAACCTTCTCAAGCTAATCAGGTTGAAAGCGACGGATTGAAAACCCGTAGAGCGTGGATCGTTACCACGGTGAAGGGCCAAACAACTGTGCATTGTAACCAGTGCTAAGCTGTTTGACAATTTAGAGGTAGGTATGAAGTCGTGTAGCTCATGCCAAGTTGAGTATGAGCCGTACGGCCAGAGATGCAGCTTGTGTAAGGAATGTCGGCGTGCGTATGATAGACAGTACCACGCTAAGAGAAGCACTGCTGCAAAGCAGCGAAAGTTGGATGTGCAGCGAGCAGCCCGGATACGGAATTCCCAGTTTGTGTACGATTACTTTAAAAGTAACCCGTGCGTCGGATGTGGAGAAACGCGTATCCCATGCCTACAGTTTGACCACGTAGGAGATAAATCCCACACTGTATCCGATATGGTTAAAGGCTACTCATTAGCCAACATCAAAGAAGAAATTAGTAAGTGCAGGGTATTGTGTGCTAACTGCCACGCTGTCAGAACAGCAGAGCAGTTCGGATGGTACTCCAACGTAGCTAAGTAAGACAATCTGTGTGTAGCCCCGTAATCAGGTAGCGGCCTCGTTTTGGAAACGAGTGGGAAACCCTTGGTGGATCGAAGCCACCCGCGCAGACCAAGTATTTAAGTGAGAAAGACTTGACAAAGATAGGAAGCTAGTGTATTATTCAAGTCTAGGCAGTAAAGAATATGGGGATAGGGACTGCTAGAAGTGGTCATTCGCCTTGCACGCGGAATATCAGCCGGGTTTGAATCCTCGGTATCTCCACCAAGTTTTACGGGCGAGCACCGGAGTGATCCGGCCTTCTTTTGAAGGTACAGCTAAGCAGTGGTTAGATACCGCTCCTTGTCCACCAGAATCATCGCAGAAGCGGCGTGAGCTAATCTACACTCACTGAGGTCATTGTCCACCAAAAGTCAGAACGGACGGTATTATTAACTAGGCAACATGCAGCCCCCGTAGGAAAGCATGTAAGAACAAAGCAGGTAATCATAAGGTGTGACGCAAGCCTTCCAAGCTTCGCTGAGTGGAGTTCGATTCTCCCTACCCGCTCCAAACAGTACACGTATGGCTGATCGGCTTAGGCCCCGGATTGCAAACCCGGTGTAGCTGGGTTCGATTCCCGGTACGTGTTCCAAGATAGGCACTTATGCCTTGCGCAAGCGGAAAATAAGCTGGGGCTAGCATCATCTAGCCTTGCCTTCGCCGGGAAGGGACTACAAATAACCGGAACGAATATTGGGCGAGTGGCTTATGGAAACGGTACACCTACCTGCCTTAGAAGCAGGGCTTTTGCTGGTTCGAATCCAGTCTTGCCTACCAAGTTACGCTGTGTTGATAGAATTCGGTTACTTCATACTTTGACTTTTAATCAAACCCATTGCCGAAAGGCAGTTACCGATTCGCCAGTTACCAGCAAATTTACGGCTTGCCGATATAAACCGATACTTCTTCGCTAATAGCCGATAACACCGAGGGGTGCGGCGTTTCTGTTTAGCCAGTTGCAGCCAGTTTTACGCAGTGTTGATTGAAACAGTTACTTCTTACCTTTGCTAAAGAGAGTTCCGTTCGAATCGGATTAATCCACGGTGGACGACCATTTCTGTTTCGCTTGTTACCTGCTTATATTTGTAGTAGAATGCCCCTACCTCTGCCAGCTAGCCCAGAGCTAGTGAGCAAGTAGGGGCTTTTGTTTTAACCACGCCCGTTAGGGTAAACCAACCAAGGAGATTGTAAATGGCATCGACTAACAAAAAAGTAGCACAACCGCGTACCGCAACCACTCACGCTGGCCTAGCTGTTAAGCAGCTTGGGGCAAACGATAAGCTGGTGCGTCTGACGCTGGCACACATGCTGTTCGAAGGGCAGTTCTACGTGAACGGCCAAACATCGGCAACCCTGTTGCAATCAGCCGTGAAAGCCGCTGACCCACGTTTCGTAGCTACGCTGGCAGAAACCGCCCGTACTGATTACAAACTGCGTCACGTGCCGCTCTACCTGATTCGTGAACTAATCCGCAATGGTGACGCTACCGCTGCCGACATCGACAACGTGATTCGTCGCCCGGATGAAATGGGTGAACTGCTTTCGCTGTATAACAAGCCGAAGCGTCAACCGCTGTCGCATCAACTGAAGAAAGGTCTGCGTCAAGCATTTGGCCGCTTCAACGAATACTCGCTAGCCAAGTTCGACAAGAACTCCGCTGGTTACAGCATCCGTGATGTGATGTTCATGGTACGCCCAAAGCCTGCCACGCCAGAACAGGAAGCCCTGTACAAGCGTATCGCAGACGGCACAATGGCAACCCCGGATACGTGGGAAACCGAACTGTCGGCTGGTGCGGATAAGAAGGAAACGTTCGAACGCCTGATGGGCGAAAAGAAGTTGGGCGCTCTGGCGTTCCTGCGCAACCTGCGTAACATGGTGCAAGCTGGTATCTCCACTTCGGTGATTCGTGCTTACGCTGAAACGCTGGATGTCAAGAACGTCCTGCCATTCCGCTACATCGCCGCTGCACGTGTTGTACCGCAGTTCGAAGATATGCTGGAAGCTATGATGTTCCGTTCGCTGCAAGGCGTGGAGAAGATCAAGGGCAAGACGGTGTTGATGGTGGACGTTTCGGGTTCGATGTTCGGTACGAAGGTATCGGCCAAGTCCGACCTTGACCGCTTCGATGCAGCAGCGGCCTTGGCTGTTCTGTGCCGTGAGATTTGCGAAGAAGTGGAAATCTACTCCTTCAGCAATCAATCGAAGCTGGTAGCGCCTCGCCGTGGCTTTGCTCTGGTGGAAGCTATCCGTAACAGCCAGTCGCACGGCGGTACTGCGATGGGACGTTCGTACGCTGAAATCTCGGCTAAGACTTCGTTTGACCGCATCATCTGCTTCACCGATGAGCAATCGAGCGACCGCCCAGCCAAGCCGAAGGGTAAAGGTTACATCATCAACGTTGCTAGCTACCAAAATGGCATCAACGAAGACGCATGGACTACCGTTACCGGGTTCTCGGAAGCGACTTTGGAATACATTAAGTTTGTCGAAAAGCTGTAAAGCCTCTTGACAAGCAAGCTAGCTAGGTGTATAATCACTCCACTTAGCTAGCAAAGACCTTACAAAAGGTCTTAACTATAACTCTGGTGTTAGAATCGGTTACTTCTTCAACTGGTGAAAACAAAGCTCCGATTCGCCTTTTCCGGGTTATAGTTAAGATTTTATGTGCGTGTGGCTTAGGTAAATTGGCACAGCCACCCGGCTCAAAACCGGGGCTTTTGCTGGTTCGAATCCAGTCACGCATACCAAGAACAATTGCGAGGTAGAGAGTAGGGGTAGCTCGTCAGGCTCATAACCTGAACCTTAATTGGCTCGGCGGTTCGATTCCGCCCTTCGCAACCAGAATTATGCATACTAAAACTAAAGGAGACATCGCAGAGGCGATGGTAGCCGCACGGCTCCTACAAACAGGTGCGGCTGTACTAAAGCCGATGGGCGACAACCTGCGATACGATCTTGTAATTGACCGCGACGGGAAGTTCTACCGGGTTCAGTGCAAGATGGGTAAGTTGAAAGCTGGTAGTGTTCATTTCAGCACTTGTAGTAGTACCGCTAAGGAAAGCTACGAAGGGCAGATTGAATACTTCGGCGTGTACTGCCCAGATAATGACGAATCCTACCTAATCCCGATTGAGGATTGCAAGGTAGGCCGTCAAAAGAGTTTGCGAGTGCAGGAAGCTAAGAACGGCCAAACAGCGGGTGTCACTTTAGCAGGGAAGTACAAACTGGGTCTATAACTTAACTGGTTAAAGTAGGTGGCTTTTAACCATCAAATCGGGGTTCAAGTCCCTGTGGACTCACCAAGATTCAATTCCGCAGAACCCGAGCATGGCGCATGGGCGTGACTGTTAATCACTGACTAGGCTGGATCGTTACCAGCGTGCGGAGCCAGAACAATATTGCGTTAGTATAAAGGTCAGTACGGGGGACTTTCAATCCCTAGATGTTCGGTTCAAGTCCGACACGCAATACCATTACAATTTATTTACGCATACGTTGGTTCCTAGTACGGGGGTTCGAATCCCAATGGTAACGGAAGTGGAGCCAAGCTACCGCAGCTTAATTACCTGCGAAATGCGCCACGTAGCGAGTGAGCGGCGTATGCGTAAATATATTGGTCGATTAGCTCAGCGGTAGAGCGGAGTCTTTACACGGCTTTGGTCGGCGGTTCAATCCCGTCATCGACTACCAAGATTACAACGCATACAAGTTAGATATTGGTTAAGCTAACCGGGACTGTAACCCCCGAGAGCCGCTAGACGGCGTGGACGTTCGATTCGTTCTGTATGCACCAAACAAAGCATCATTAGCTCAATTGGGAGAGCGTCTGCCTGTCGAGCAGAGGGTAAGCGGATCGAAACCGCTATGGTGCGCCAAACATTATCACGCCCGGTGGATTCCCGGCTCAGCGGCTACGAACCGCAGATACAAGGTTCGACTCCTTGGCGTGGTTCCAGATACAGTGGTGAAGATAGTGTAATGGGAGCATAACTGTCTGTGAAACAGTTGGAACGGGATCGAAACCCAGCTTCACACCAAGAATAGGTTGGCCGTACATTGGTCTTAATTGGCTAAGAACGGCGTGATCGTACTAATGTACGTGGCTTCGCTGGGGTGGAAAGATAAAACCCTAGCCCGATAGTGGGTTAGCTCAAAGGCAGAGCACACGCTTGATAAGCGTTAGACGTTGGATCGTTACCATCACTCACTACCAAGAACAATTGCAGCGTAGCTCAACTGGTAGAGCAGCAGACTTTGACTCTGTTGGTTGCAGGTTCAAATCCTGCCGCTGTTGCCAGTAATACAGCAAGTACCGGGGGCATACACCCGGACGACCGCAGGATTCCACTAGGCTGTGCGCAGCCTATTGTAGACATTACAGGTTGCCAAGCTAGATTGCTATGGGGGTGATGCCCCAGTCTAGCCCAGAAGTCCTAGTAGCTGTAGCTAGGCGCATACACGGAGAAGCCCGGATTGGGCCTCTTATGCCCGGTATGGCAAGAATGTGGGTGAGCAAACCCGGCTCTGACAGCGCGTAAACATCGCCCTGCTGGCTCGCTTTTGCAAGCCGGTTAAGGGAAGGTTTCGAACAACCGGATTCACTCACACACAGATTATAACACAATATATCCGAATGTCCCAAGGTGGCGAACGTGGCTCCAAACCATGTTGCGGCGGGTTCGATTCCGTGCCGGATATGCCAAATTAGTTAGCCGCTCCCGCCTCGTCGCTGGGGCGGCTTTTTACGTTGTACCCTTCCATTTTAAGGAAAATTATGTCTAAAAGCAATACATTCGAAAATGACCTGATGCTGTGCATTTTCAACAACGCCAACATGGCCCTTATCGGTGACGCCACGGGTATCCGTGGCAGCACTGCTGTTGGCAACCTGTACATTTCGCTGCACACTGGCGATCCGGGTGAAGCAGGCAATCAAGCCACTAGCGAAGCAGCCTACACAGGTTACGTCCGTATGGCCCTTCCTCGCACTGCTGCTGCGTTCAACGTGGTAGCTAATGCTGTTAATCTGGTGGCTAACCTTGAGTTTGGAGCTTGCACGGCTAGTCCGGGTGCAGCCCTTACCCACTTTGCTATCGGCACAGACGCAGCAGGCGCAGGTAAGGTTCTTTACAAGGGAACGCTAACCCCTAACGTAACTATGGCCGTTGGTGTCGTGCCTCGCATCACTACCGCTGCTAACCTTGTAACTGAGGATTAATCCAATGGCAATCACTAAAGAAGAAGTTGTAGCAAAGGTTTCTGCTGAACTGATTGCCAGCCGTGATTGCCAAGCAATTGCAGCGGCAGCTAGTGTTGGACGAAAACGTTCCACCAAGCGTGAAATTGGTTACGGCACAATCCTAGAAACAGTGGGATTCGTGGCGGGTAATGCCGTATGTGATGAAATTAATAACAACCCTATGTACCGCTACGTAAAACCGTTGGTGGAGCAGGGTCGCATGTTAATTGGTTCCCCTATGGTGGCAGCAGCCCTGCAAGCTATGGTTCCAGCAGTCATCCCACAAGCAGTGGCGGATAAGCTAAAAGCGTTGGGCCTAGAAGACGACCCTGTAACAGCCCAGGATGTCGCAATTGCCCTTTATAACCCGGACGGGAGTGACAAGTAATGCCAATTTCTAAAGCAGCATCAACAATTTTTGCAGCAAGCACGGCTGTTGCGGCAGGCACGCTTAAGTCAAGTCCAGTCGTAGGAAGCTCAGTTGATTGCCGCAGTTGCTACGGCGGCGAACTAACCTACAAGATTACAAACAACGCTGGCACATTCACAGCAGCTTGTATTATCGTATTCCAAGTTTCCCATGACGGGGCTAACTGGTACGATTATTACCCTGTCTACGGCGATACAGCAGCCTCTAGCGTGAACAGTGGTGCACTACTCCTTGACCGCCCTGTTATGTATGTCCGTGCCATTGCGTTCGGTGTCACTGGAAGCGGGGCTTCTTCTACCGTGGAAGCGTCGGTACAGAATGTAACGGGGGTGTAATATGGCTCTAATGCGCTATCAGCCGTATGGATTGGTTAGACTGGGGGGCAATCGTGGCCTTCAACGCGGATTGGTAGCGTATGCCCGACTATCTGGCCGCAACACCATTGACCCTGTAGACGGGAAGCCTTGGGCGGTGAATGTAGGGGCGACCCCGCTAACATTTGACGGTACTCCAAGGGGCATGGGGATGAAGATGAAGGGGGAAACCCCCTCGTTCGTGTCAAGACTTGCCCCCTCCACGATTTCCCCCGGAACGTCACAGCCTGCAACAATTCGCTTCAGGCTGTTCTTCCGCAATATGCCAATTCAAGGCTACTCTCTTATGTCTTGGGGAGATAGTCCTCAAGATGGCAACCCGCGACTGTACATTCGTGTTAACGGGGGAGGTCAAATCAACCTATACCGTGGGGGAGGATACAACTACAACTTTCAGTGCGTGGCAGGTAAGGAGTATATTATCACTTATGCCTGTGACGGTACGCTGTTCACTCTCTATGTCAATGGAGAGGTTGTAGGCGTTGCAGGGGGATCATGGGGTGGAAATACTTCCGCGTTCTACGTTGGAAGTGGGTACGATGGATATAACTATTCCGCTGACTACATCATTTCAGACTTCGCAGTGTGGAACCGTGGGCTAACCAGTGCGGAAGTGGTGAGCGATTACCAGAACCCTTGGCAAATGTTCGCAACAGACCACGAAGAAGAAGAACCTATTGTAGTCGTAACGGCGGGATACGCTGATACGGCGGGTAGCTCAAGCGGAGCTTCCACAGTAACAGGCGTGGCGAGAGCCGTAGCACAAGCTTACGGGAGCAGTGCTGCACTGGCAGCGGCAGCAGCGGGAGCCCAAGCGGTAGCCCGTACAAGCGGAAGCTCCGTAGCGGCCTCTAGCACAGGCGCAACAGCGTACAGCGTATGGAACGTCAACGGAGCGTCACAAGGCTCTGCAACGGCCTCTGTGCCAGCCTTTAGCGTAGCCAACACTGCTGCGTCTGCTACAGGCGCATCATCGGCGGGTGGTACGGTAGTTTCGGTTGCGTGTGCTAACGGTAATTCGTCAGCATCGGCTACCGTAACAGGCAACGCAGCTTGCGTATGGCAGATTGTAGGTAACGCGTCGGGCGGGGCAACCGTCAACGCAGTATCCGCGTTTGGTAATAACGAACCGGGCAACACGGTAGTCTACTGGGATGTCCAAGGCGCAAGCTACGGTAGTGCTTCAGCGTCGGCTACAGCGAGGGCAGTAACTAACTCGGCTGGTTCTTCTGGTGGTAACTCATTGGTGACGGCAAGCGCCCAAGCCCTGACAAGCGCAATTGGATCGGCCCTAGCCTCGGCTACGGCAGCAGGCACAGGCGCTATGGTTATCACTACCACGGGTGCAGCAGTTGCGGCCAGTTCAGCAGCAGGTAATGCTAATGCGGTGGCTAGCACAAGCGGTAACACCGTTGGTGGAAGTTCTACACAAGCAGTCTGTCTGACCATCTACGAAAGCGTAGCAAACAGCCTAAGCACGAGTATTGTGCAGGCAGTTACACAATCTGTAGTTGAAGCCATTGGTAATGCTAACGGCTTTGCCAAGGTTTCGGGAACAACTGAGGGTGGTGTACATTACACGGCTTCCGGCGACAAGTTTAGCGTAACTGTCACGTTCTCCCCGTACAGAATCACGGTGGAAAGCAACCCATATACCGTAACATTTAATTAAGGAACATTATGCAGATTGAACGCAGACGCGGGGATACTGGGCCGGATACTTGCACGGTATCTGCACACGGCGATGCAGCAAACATTACTGGGTGCACATTCCTGATGACGCTAAGCCGGGTTCCAAACCCGGTTGACGCTTCCCAGCAAGTGTATCAAATTGAAGGAGTTATTATAGACGCGGCAGCCGGGGTGGTGGAATTCAGCCCCACTGCCGAGCAAGCTAATCAGGTAGGATACTTCTATTACGACATCCAAATGACGGACTCGTACGGGAAAGTACATACCCCGATTACTGGCAACTACGTCTACAAGCAGGACATTACCAAATAACGCCCTCGGGCGTTGCTATTGACAAAGCTAGCTAGGTAGTGTATTATGCAGGCATGGAAGATTAACCAGCCGGGGCGCTGGCGGTGATTGCTAATCACTTGGTACGCACCCGCGTATGGCAGTCGGGATGTCAGTCTTCCGCCAAGAACAATGGAGAGTAGCGTACAGGGTACAAAGCAGCCTTGAAAACTGTGCCAGTCTTGATCGGCTGATGGTTCGATTCCTTTATTCTCCGCCATATTCGCGTCCTTAGCTTAATGGATAAAGCAGGGAACTTCTACTTCCCGTGATGGGGGTTCAAGTCCTCTAGGACGCTCCAAGACACTTTGCAAGAGTGTACCCGCTACATGCGGAAAATCCCGACAAGGAATTGCGAAACAGGGGGCCACGTCCTGCTTAGAACGTAGTGGCTACGAATTCCCCCGCTAGGTACGCCGAACCGGGAGATAGACAGTGTGGCCCTTTTAGACCTAATTCGTCACGGGAGTAGCCTACTGTCGGTGTGGAGAGGGGTTTATAACTGGAACCCAAGTTACTGTGCAGGCAGCGTGGCAGGTAGCAACTATTTTGGCCCTGCGTTCTTATTGGACGCGGGGCTTTTTCGTATTTGGAGAATAATAATGTCAACAAAGGCTTCAACGAAGCAGAAAATCTACGGGCCTTGTTCGCGTAAGCAGCAGTTGGTTCTAATGGATAACGAAGTAGACGTGCTGCTAACCGGGGGTGGTGCAGGTTCGGGTAAGACCCACACTTGCATCGTCAAGGCGCTTAAGTACGCCGAAGACCCTGAAGCGCGTATTGTCATCCTGCGTCTCACCTACCCAATGCTTATGTCCATCGGCGGTATCGTAGAAGAAGCTAACAAGGTATTTGCCGACTTCAATACCATCTACAAGGTTCAGGCTAAAGAGCATCACTTCCCGAACGGGGCTATGGTGAAGTTCGTGGCGATGCCAACCAACCTAAAAGAAGTTCAGGGTTGGCAACCTACCCACGTTATCATTGACGAAGGGGCCGAATTCACACTGGCCGACATCCTAGCTCTGCAAGCGCGTATTCGTAGTACCACGTACACGAAGTACAAGCTAAGCATGACGATTACGTGTAACCCGGATCGTGCTTCATGGCTGTACGACTGGGTAGAATACTCACTAGACCCCGACACAGGTATTCCGAAGCCGGGTACAGAAGATATTATCCGCTGGTACGTCATCCTGTCCGGTAAGATTCACTGGGGAACGTCAGCAGAGCAGCTATACAAGGATCATGGCGAAGGTTATACCTACGGGGATGACTTTATGCCTATGAGCTTCCGCTTTATCCCGATGACGATTGAAGATAACCCCGTCATCCTGAAGCATAACCCGCGATACAAAGCTAACCTGCTATCACAAAGCCGCGTTTCGCAGCTACGCTACCTGTACGGATCGTGGACAGCCGTGCCAGAAGGCAGCAGCGTCTTCAACCGGGAATGGGTCAAGATCATCGACTACGCCCCACCTGAAGTTGCTAACCGCGTTCGATCATGGGACTTGGCCTACTCCATCCCTTCCGAAACCTATCCGAACCCGGACTGGACGGTTGGTGTAAAGATGTCACGCACCCGAGAAGGCCGCTACGTCATCGAAGATGTGGTGCGCTTCAGAAAGCTAACAGACGGCGTGCTAAAGACCATTATAGACACTTCCGACTGTGACGGCAAGAACCAGCTTGTTACCTACCCACGAGACAACGGCGGCGGTAAGGCTAACAGTGTGCACATGGCTAGGTTGTTCTCTGAGAACGGTATGTACACCCGTGGTATCCCAATCTCAGCCCACTCTAGCAAGATGCAACGCTTCCTGCCTTTCTGTTCATTGGCTGAATCTGGCTCTGTAGATATGGTACGTGGGCCGTGGAATGAAGAATTCCTGTCGGAGCTAGAGCGGTTCGTGGGCGACAAGAAAATGAAAGACGACCAAGTTGACGCCACAAGTGATGCTTTTAACATCTTAGCAAAACAGACGTTGATGCCGACTTTCAGCATCCCGGATATGACGCAAGCTAGCCCAATCCCGTCAATTTGATTACTAGCACGCTTCCTACCTACCTGTCAAGCTAAACACTTGACATTTTAGGGGAAGTGTGTTAGAATCGCTTCATTAAATCAACAAGGAGTTTGTATGGCAGCTAGAAAGCCTAAACAAGAAGGCGCAGGCTTGCAATCGGACTCTGGTGCAGTAATTCCACGCGTCAGCCTTGGCGAGTCGGGGTTTATCGGCCTTCGTACTTCGAACGGTCAAATTCTGGAAGAAGCAAACAGGGCGTTTCGATTCCCGGCCTTCCTGAAGACAGTAAATGAAATGCGCAACGATCCAACGATTGCAGCCGCACTAAACGTTTACCGTATGATGATTAACCGCGTTGACTGGAAGGTAGAGCCGCCAGTGGATGCAACTGAAACAGAAAAGCAACGAGCAGACTTTGTAGCTTCCTGCATGGGAGATATGGAAGGAACTTGGGGCCAGTTCATTTCGGAGACAGTGACGTATATCGAATACGGCTTCTCCGTGCAAGAAAAAGTTTATCGCCGTCGCCTTACTCGCAACGGTAGCAAGTTTAATGATGGGCTGGTTGGCCTTCGCAAGATCGCTACACGATCACAAGATACTATTCGCCACTGGAATTTCAGTGAAGACGGACGTGACCTTGTAAGCATCGGCCAAAGCCTAGTCAACCTTGAGAACGGATCACGGTACATCGCTAACACGTCTGCTAAAGACGGCGTTATCACTATCCCCCGTTCCAAGTTTATGCTTTTCAGCGTTGATAGCGTGAAAGGCAACCCGGAAGGTAAATCGCTGCTTAAGAATGTGTACCTGCCTTACAAGCAGCTTACCATGCTAAAAGATCAGCTACTTCTAGGTGTCGCAAAAGATATGGCCGCTGTGCCTATCGTGTATCTGCCACCTGACCTGATGGACGCTAACGCCCCACCAGAGAAGAAAGCAGCCTACCAAGCTTATCAACGTCTTGTAGACAACGTTGCCGCTGGTACTCAGAAGGGGATGATTCTCCCGATGATGTACGACGAACAGGGCAAGCCGATGTTTGAATTCAAGCTTATGGAAGCTAAGGCTAACAGCAAGTTTGACATCCCCGGAATCATCGAACAGCTTCAGCAAGACATTTTCGTTGCCCTGAACTGTGACGTAATCAAGACCAGCGGCGAAGGTAACTTCGCGGTAGGCGAGTCTAAGACTAACCTGCTAGCACTGGCTATTGAACACCGTCTTAACGAGATTCGGGACGTGCTGAATAACGATCTTATCCCGCAATTGTACGCCTTGAACGGTTGGAGTCTAGACAGGCTTCCTACCTTTGAATACGGTGACATTCTGGATATTGATTCGGAAGCGTTCTCTAAGTTCGTACAGCGCGTGGGTGCAGTCGGCATGATGGAAATTGATCGCCAGTGGTTGAATAAGATTCGTGAAGTTGGCGGTATTGAGCCGCTTCCGCCTGATGCCCCAGTAGACAAGGAAAACTTGACTGGTGCACCGCCAGCAGGAGCCGGGGCCGGAATGGCACCGGGAACAACTGGTGAAGGTACTGCCAAGGTTGGCGGTAAGTCTAAGAAAACCGATAAGTCGGCAGGCAACTCCGATAACGCTGCATGAGGCAATAATGGATAAACAAAGACCCGTAACACGGTTGACATCTGAGCTATTTAATAAGCCGCATCTTATCTCCCAAACAGCTTTCACGGCAATTGCTGCGTACCTAGATGTACGTAACACCGGGAAGCTGGATGTGGTTAAGCTGGGTGAAGAAGAAGGTTTCGAAGAAGCTGATGTTGCCGCCAACACGGTAGGCGACATTGGCATCATTAACATCCACGGCAGCTTGACTAACAAGCCTGTCGTTACGATGTGTGGTGTAGTCGGAGCCAGCTACGCAAGTATTAAAGGCCAGATGTCGGCTCTTATCGAAGCAGGCTGCAAAACAGTCGTTCTCGACATTGATAGCGGTGGTGGAGAAGCGTTTAACTGCTTCCAAACCGCAGACGCTATCCGAAAAATGGCCGACGACAACGGAGTATATCTAATCTCGTACGTTCAGTCAATGGCCGCTTCTGCTGCTTACGCCCTAGCGGTGTGTGCTGACGAAGTGGTTTGCCACCCGCAAGGCCAAGTAGGTTCGGTTGGTGTGCTAGTCGCACTAATGAACAACACGAAGGCACTTGAAAAGGAAGGCTACCAACGTACGTTTGTCACCGCAGGCGCAAACAAGATTCCGTTTGATGCTGACGGTGGTTTCCGTGACGAATTTCTAGCAGAGATTCAAGCTAACGTTGACGACCTTTACGGCCAATTTTGTGAACACGTTTCGCATTATACCGGATTGTCTGTCGCTGATGTGAAAGCTACCGAAGCCTCTGTGTTCTCTGGCAATAAAGCCTTGGGGATGGGGATGATTAACACGGTTATGACGAATGAAGAATTCGCAGACTACCTAACGAAAAGGGAATACAAATGAAAGACGCTCTTAAGCGTGCAGCACAGGCGGTAGGGCTTATTCCAACCCCTGTTCAAATGGACACAGAAATTCAAGCAGGCGTAACTGATGCAGCTTTGGCAGTAGCCGAAGCACTGGAAGCAGACGAAGCGGCAGCAGCCGCAGAAGCGGCCCTAGCAGTCGTTGCACCGGAAGCGGTGGTAGAAGCCAACGTAGAAGCCGTAACAGCTTCACTGGCTGAACTGCAAACCAAGTTTGACGCACAAGCTACTGAACTGACTACTGCACTAGCTGCACTGGCAGATTCCAAAGCCGCAATGGACAGCCTAACCGCTGAACTGACAGCAATCAAAGATGCAAACGCGAAAGCCGCAGCAGACGCCCTGACAGCTAAGCTGGCAGCACGTGAAGCAGCGATTACCGCAGAACTGGGTTCGGATCGTGCAGCAGCCTTTATGGATGCTACCCGTGATATGCCGGATGCACAGTTTAACACGATCATGGCTGCGATGAAGGCAAGCACTACCGCTGAAGCCAATCAAGCCGAATTCACTGAAGTTGGTGTAGATGCACAAGCTGATGTGAATGCTTTGCAAGCGGAAGCAGCAAGCAATGGTACGGCAGCTATTCTAGCAGCTAAGTACCAAAAGACCGCAACTAAATAATCTTTTTAAGGAAATAACATGACTGTAATTGCAACTGAAGGCCAATTCAGCCGCTTCTCATCACTGGTTAAAGGTAGCGATACCCCAGAGAATATGAAGTTCTTCGTAGACCTAGTTACCGTTTCGGACGCAGCAGGTACTACCCTTGCACCAGCAACGGTTCTGGGCAAAGTTACCGCAACTGGTAACTACGTGGTGTCGAAGCAAAACGCTGCTGACGGCTCGCAAGTCCCGGCTGCTATCTACGTTGGAACCGGAAGCCTTGGTGAATACAAGGATACCGTTCTGGCTGCTGGAACCCCTGCAAAAGTGCTGGTACTGGCACGCGGCAAAATTGTCGTAGCTAAGGAAGCTCTGAAGCTGGACGCCACATTCAACGACGCTGCTAAGAAAGACGCTGCTTACGCCGCTCTGAAAGCAGTTGGCATTCTGGTTGAAGCATCGTTCTAATAGCTGCTTAGCCTCTAACAAGTAAAAGGAAATAAATAATGATCGTACGTTCATTTGGTAGTCACTTCGAAGTTCAGGATTGGACTCAGGAGCTTAACACCATCCCTAATCAATGGGGAACCATCAACGAGCTAGGTATCTTCACTACCGAATCCGTTGCTGAACACGTTGTAGTGTTCGAAGAAATCATCAAAGACGGCAACATCATTGTTGACCGTGTGCGTGGTGAGCGTAGTAACGTGGGCCGCGATGCTCAGCGTAAGATTCACACCTTCGCTGTGCCGCACTTCCCGCTTGATGACGCTATCTACCCACAAGACATCCAAGGCAAACGCGCCTACGGATCGGCTTCGGAAGTAGAAACGTTTGACGCAGTTCGTGCACGTAAGATGGAACGTATTCGCCAGAACCACGCTTGGACTCTAGAGTTCGCCCGTGCACAGGCGCTTACCCAAGGTACTGTGTACGCTCCAAACGGAACCGTATCGCAAGACTGGTACATGACCATGACTGGTTCGGCTCGCCCAGCTTCGGTTGACTTCGTGCTTGGTACTTCGACTACCGAAATTCTGGCTAAGCTGGAAGTGGTAATCTCGTCAATCCAAGACGCGTACAGCAACGTTGCTTACAGCGGCATCGTCTGCCTGTGCAGCAGCCAGTTCTTCAGCAAGCTTATCGCGCACGCTAGCGTTAAAGCAGCTTACCAGTTCTACGTTGCTACCGCAGGTCAAGACCCGCTGCGTGGCCGTATGGCTGCTGGTGGTTCGGCCCGTCCGATTCGCCGTGAGTTCTTCTACGGTGGTGTGACCTTCGTGGAAATGCGCGATGCCTACAACGGCGTTAAGCTGATTCCAGACGGTGAAGCATACTTCGTTCCAACCGGAACCGACTGCTTCAAGACTTACTTCAGCCCAGCTAACCGCTTCGGCTTGGTAAACACGCTTGGCGAAGAAAGCTACTACTTCGAAACTGCTGCACCTGACGGTACAGCATACAACATTCAGACGGAATCGAACTTCGTGAACGCGATGTTCAAGCCGCTGCTGGTTGTGAAAGCTATTAGCTCTAACTAATCTTTAGTTAGTGAAGCAGGCCCTTAAGTGGGCCTGTTAATAATGTAGGTTGCGTCCCATCGGCGGCAATCAGAGCGACCCTTTCGTGTAGCCTACATTATTAACATAAAGGAGCAATCAATGACAATTCTTGACCCAGCATCAAACATCGGCAAGATGCGACTGCGTTGCGGAGACTTTAGCGATCTACCCCTTATGCCCGACGAAGTATATATGTCGGCACTGGAAGATTGCAACGGCAATTTGCCGCAAGCTTGTATCTTGGTTTGCCGCTACATTCTGGCTTCCCTTACCGGGCAGACCCACCAGAAGCTAGCACAGGTTGAAGTGTATGGCCGTGAATGGTTCTTGAACTATAAAGAATTCATCCTGCTTACCATTAGCAACCCGAACTTCATGGCTTACGTGGCAATGCCTTACGCACCGTCGCTTAAAGATGAATGTGGTAATGACGTGCTACTGCCACTAGATCAGTTCCAACGGGACTGGAACGCGCTGTACGGCGTTACAGAGGCTAGGCAGAACCATGTGACGGCTACAGCTATCCACCCTTACTTTTAAAGGAACATGATGCAGAAAATTGATCCAATCGTAAGGGCTGTACTGAATCTGCTAAAGACCCGTGGTGGCCCTGTCAGCATGGTAGTTAATAAGGCAGGAGTCTACAACCCTGAAACATCTTCAACGGACGTGGTAGTTAAGACTTTCACGCCGCTAGCTCTTGTGCAGGATGCCAAGGTAACTCTTGCATCACAGGCGCTAGTTAAAGAAGGTGACAAGCAGATTTTCATTCGCCCGGATGAAGGAACACCGAAGCCGACCCCCGGCGAAACAGAGTTCAAGATTCAAGGTGAATACCTACGCGTCTATCTGGTACGCGAAGTCAACCCTAGCGGCACGGACGTAATCTATTACGAAGTGTTTGCGAGAAAATAATGAGCTTCGCACAGCAGGTAGAAGCGGCAGTTAAAAGACGCCAGCTTGAGATTAACAACAAGATTGTTAGCATGGCTGCTGAGCTTTTCACCGCCGTAGTGGACTATTCGCCTAAGCAGCCAGCCGCCCAGTTTTCAAAGGGCGAGTTTATCAACAACTGGCGTGCAGCAGTAGGCCGTACCGACACAAGTACAACCAAGGCACGGAATAGCTCTGGACTGGAAAGCAGGGCCAGCATCGCCAAGATGACGGCTAGCTCAGCGTTCTACGCATTCATGGGCAAGGACGGCCACGTGACGCTTTCTAACAGCGTTAGCTACGCCGAACTGGTTGAATACAAAGGTTGGCCTAAGCCGGAATTCTCTGGCACGCAAGGTGGAGATAAAAAGGGTGGCCCATACGCCCCGGTTAGAAATGCTTTCATTGCCGTGGTTCCAAAGTTTAAGGTGAAACCATGACAGTAAGAAAAGAAATTGAAATGAGGCTAGCGGACTTCGCAGCCACTAACAAGCTACCGCTTGCATACGAGAACGCTAACTTTACAAAGCCTGCTGGTGAATGGCTTGAGATTATCTTTCTTACCCCGAACAAGCTGCATCGTAGTGTTGCGGCAGGCGTACGGGAAGAAGGCATGTTTCAGGTAAATGTATTCACTAGGCTAGGAATTGGATCGGGACGTTCCAGTGAGCTAGTAGAGCAAGTATCGGCACTATTCCCAGTGCTTCCAAAAGTAGGCTTGGTAAGTATCGAACAACCGCCTAACGCTGCGAGAGGGTTCCCCGATGAAAACCATTGGTGCGTCCCAATCACAGTGCGCTACCGCGCAGAACATTAACGCCGCAAGGCACATTCTAAAGGAAATACAAAATGGCAGTTTCAAAAGCACGCACCAGTGCAGGTACTAAGTTGCACGTGTCTACAGCAGCCCCAGCAACCTACGACAAAGCAGGCTTCATCGCCGTTGTCGCCGGTTCATGGAAAGAAGTTGGTGAGATTACCGACCTTGGTAGCTTTGGTAAGAAGTACAACCTTGTTTCGCACAACCCGCTAGGCGACCGTAAGACAATTAAGCGCCGTGGCTCGTACAACAACGGTACTCTATCACTGAAGTATGCAGCAGTTCCAACCGACGAAGGCCAAGTTATCCTTGACGCCGCTGGTGACGCATCGCTGTACTTTAAGGTAACAACCCAGTCGGGAAGCAAATACTACTTCTCGGGTCAAGTTATGGGTACGACTCTGGAAATCGGTTCGGTCGATCAGATTATGGCCGGATCGTGCGACATCGAAATTGATGACGACATCATCCCTGACACGCTGGTAGCTTAATACCAATGGCCCCGCTTCGGCGGGGCTTTTTCGTTTCTAGCTTCTTTGCTTCCTAGCTACTTGACAGGATAGCGAATCTGTGTTAAAATTCGTCCACAAGCGCCAATACAGGCGTACCTAAAACATTTTGTAAAGGAACTACCATGTCATTTGATATTTCGTCGCTGTCGGTTACTGAAAGCACCGAACTGCACCTGAAGCACCCTACCGAACACACTCCACTGTTCGACGGTGACGCTTCGAAGCCAATCACCATCACCGTTGCTTCGCAAAGCTCGCGTGAATACCGTGAAGTGGTAAACACCATTTCGAATCGTCGTCTGCGCCGTGAGCAAGCAGCCGCACGTAACGGCGGTAAGAATGCCCAAGCCTTCACCGTGGAAGTCGCACAAGAAGAAAGCCTTGAAATGCTGTCGGCCCTGTGCCTTGGTTCTAGCAACCTAGTGTACAACGGTAAAGCGGTTAAGTCAAACGCTGACTTCCGTGAACTGCTGTCTGACGGCAAAATGCTGTGGGTTCGTTCGCAGGTTGACGCAGCCGTAGGCGACCTTGAGCTTTTCATCAAGGGGTCATCGACTCGCTAATCCTGTACGTTCGCCAAGAGGCGTACTACAACGCTACGCCTGAAGGTGGAACCAAGAGCCGTCGAGAACAGATTCTAGGCGGTGTACAGCAGGAAGTCAAGAAGAAAAGTAGCGAAGACGGTGACTCCGAAGAAATTACGGTAGAAGCCATCCCCGTTACTGTGCTAGAGCGACAAGAGATTCCAATGCCCGATTTGGTTCCGGGGTCGGAGTATCTTGTCGCTTTTTTGCATTCGGCAGGCACAGCAACCGCAACAGGGATGGGCTTAGTAGGTTTGTCGTGGCAGGAAATTGAAGCATGGCTAAGGTGTGCCGGATACGCTGGTATCGCAACATCAAGAGATTTGAAAGCTATCTACATGCTTAGCAAGGTGTACGCAGGGGAATACGCACAAGCTTCGAAGAAGGGTGCAAAACCGCCGTACGAGCCTAAAGTAGAAGTGGATGAAGATGTACGCGAAATGGTGTCGGAAGCAGCAGACAATATGTTCGCGGGGTTGATCGCCTCGCAAGAGAGGTAATTTTATAAGAGGACAAGCATGACTACAGATATTAGCACATTGCAGGTAAAAGTTACCAGCACTGGTGTGACTGATACTACCAAGGAGCTTAACAGTCTAACCAAAGCCGCTACTAATGCGGAGAATGCCGTTAAGAAGCTAGGTACGCAAGTCCTATCATCTAACGCGAGCATGGCCGCGTCTGCTGGTGCATCTATTGCGCTTACTAACGCTATCGTCACGCTGAATACTACCCTTGTTTCAATGGGTGGGCATTTGGGTGGCAACACGCAGCAAATCCGCAATAACACGCGAGCTATGCGTGACGCACACGATGCGGCTCGCGGCTTGGCCGGGTCATTGGGTGCGCTATGGGTGACGTACGGTAATCTAGCCCCTATGGCCGCTGGCCTTGCTATTGGTGCATCCCTGAAGGGTATTGTATCCGTTGGCAAGGACGTAGAACACGCTCTGGAAGCCATGCGCGTGAAAGGCGGGGAAACCGTAGAAACCGCTGACAAGCTGCGTGAGTCTATCTTCTCAATTGGTCAAGGTATCTACGGGCCACGTGAAGTAGCTGGTGCACTGGATGCGCTTATCTTGGCAGGTTTGAATGCTGAAGACGCAATTAAAGGTGTGAAGGCCGCGTTGAACCTAGCTACCGCTGGTGGTGGTTCAATTGAGAAGGCAGCAGAGTCGCTAGTTACCATCGGTACAGCCGTTGGTGCATCGTCCAAGCAATACGACTACCTAGCAGACGGTATTGCCAAAGCGGCTAACACGTCGCTGGCTTCGGTTGAATCTATCGCTGAAACCATGAAGCGTGGTTCGGTGGTTAACAAGCTGTACGGGGCTTCTTTCGAAGACATCCTGATTCAAGCCTCGGCGCTGTCGCAGTTGGGTATTAAGAATAGTGCCGCTGGTACTGCGATTACCAACTTCTACGCTGACGCTATGGGTAAGACGGAGAAAGCCAAGAAAGCCTTGGCAGATTTGAAATTCTCATTCTTTGATGCTACCGGGGCCGCAAAGCCGCTGGTTGCCGCTATGACTGAATTTGACCAAGCGTTGAAGAAGTTTAGCGAAAAAGATCAAGGCAAGCTGATTCAAGACATCTTCGGGGAACGTGGCCTGCGTGACGTAGTTGCATTGCAACGTGGTCTTATCAACCAAGCAGCAGACGACACTACGAAGTACAACAACAAGCTTGAAGAATTGCAAGCTAACATTCAGAACATGGCGGGTACTTCGGCACTGGCAGCAGCACAGCTAGCCATGACTACTGAAAACCAATTCAAGTCCGTTGGTAATACGCTGGAAGTGACATTCGCTAAAATCTTCAAAGAGCTAGAGCCACAAATGAACGTGGTTGCTATGAAGCTCAAACAAGCATTCGCCTCGCCGGAATTCGCTATCGCAGTTACCAACATCGCTAAGGTGTTTAGCAGCCTAGCCGTGGCAGTCGCAGAGAACATCGGGCCGCTGTTTGCAGCCGTAGAAGGTTTGCTAGCGTTTAAGCTTATCGCTATGGCAGTCGCAACAGCTACATCTGTTACAACGTGGCTGACCTCATTCGGCGTAGGTATGGGCGCTATCTCTGTAGCTGCTGGTGGTGCAACTACCGCCGTTACAGCTTTCGGTGTGGCACTGCGTTTTGCTATTGCAGCTATTCCGGTTGTAGGTTTGTTGATTGGTGTTGTTTCGGCTGCACTGGCTGTCTACAACATCCACAGCGCACAAGCTAAGGATAACACAAACGACATCGCAACAGCGTACAACACAAACTACCTGCAAGCTCTAACGGAAGAAGCAGAGCGTTTGGAGAAGACAAACGGGTTGATGCGTGAAGGTGCAACGGCGGCACAAGCTAACGCTGCTGCTACCCGCGAATTGGCTCTAGCTAAAGCACAGTCGAACAACCAAGACGCTATCGACGCAGCACGTACGCGTATGACGACTGCTGACCAGAACTACACCAACCTTGGCCCTAACGGTAATCCGTTTGCTCGCCAGAAGGCAGCGGAAGCAAGAGAAGCAGCCCGTACCGAAATGAATGGGCTGATTGATTCGGCAGCGCAGTTCGATATGCAAGCCAGAGAAACCGCTAACCGTGTCATTGCGGCGAGCGAAGCACAACGGCAGTTGTATAAGGACGAACAAGACCGTGCTAAGAAGGACTTGGCTGCACAGGCAGGAACGCAGACACGCCCTGAAGTAGATAAAGAATACAACAAGCGCATGAACTTCTATGAAGGTGAACGCGGCGAACTTGAACGCTTGATGGCTACTTACAAAGCACGTACGGAAGCCGTTCTGGAAGGTGCAGCAGCGGAAATGCGCGTTATGGCTGAAGTGGAGAAAGCTCGCGTCCGTGCCAACGGTGCAGCTAAGTACCCAAGTCAAAAGGCGTACGAAGAACAAATGGCGTTGGCCGTTTCGGTTGACCGTGCTAAGTTCGAACAGCAGAATGCTAACGCTATTGCTGAGCAGCGTAACAAAATCACGGCCATTATTGAACGCGAGCGTGCTTACCAGAAAGAACTTGCAGAAGGCGACCAAGCCCGTGTAGGTCTACTGGAAAAGCAAACTGCCTCTATTTTCAAGTTTAACCATGCTTCGGAAGGAGCTTTGGTAATTGAAAAGCAGCGTGCAGCTATGGCAGACGAGATTCTACGAATCGAGGAAGCCCGTAAGAAGCTTGATTCAGCAACCGGCGCTATCTCCCAGCGTGCAGCTAGCCTAATGGACGAAGCTATGGCTATCGACTTTTACGGTAAAAGCGCAAAGCAGTCAGCGGTGGAAGCTGCAAGACTTCTGGTTATCAAGCTGGGGTTGGATGCCAGCAACGCGGGTGCGCAGATTAATGCGCTTAACCTTGCCGCAGCTAATGAAGACCTTGCCCGTTCGTATAACGAAGTTACTAAGCAGTTGGCAGTTATGGGGGAAGAAGAAGCCCTTCGTAACGCGGTAGACGTAGCTGGCGTAATCGGGGCAGAAACTGCCAAGGTTGAAGCCAAGCGTCAAGCCCTAGACAAGCAGTTGGAGTTTGACGAAGCCCGTGCACAGTCGGCTTATAACACAGCTATGGCTAGTGCCAATGGCGATGCCAAGGCAATGTCTGACGCGTGGATTACGCTAGAGGCTTTCAAGTCCAAGTCAGATAAGCTGCGTAGTGCTTTGGCTAAGAACTTTAAGATTGACTTTAAAGTGGCTGGCCTGAAAGACGTTTCTAACGCGTTCAACCAATTGTCGAAGTCCGCTACGGCATTTGGAGACACGTTCGCACACGTGGGCCAAGCTCTTAGTGGGCTAGGCGAGGGTCTTGCCAACCTTGCAGATATTGAAAGCAAGGAAGGTATTAGCCGTCAAGAACGCACAGCACAGCAGATTGGTGCGTACGGCCAAATGGCCGGGGCAGCAGCAGGGTTCTTCCAAGAAGGATCGAAGGGTTACAAAACCTTGATGGGCGTGTCGAAAATCTTCCACGCAGCCGAAATGGCGATGACCATGTGGCGTCTGGGTAAGCTGGCTATCGAAGCAGTTATGACACAGGCTAAAGGCGATCCTTACACCGCATGGGGCCGTATGGCAGCGATGGCCGCTGTAGTTGGTGCACTTGGATTCGCGGTAGGTGGCGGATTCAATAAAGCCGGTGAAGGTGGCGGCATGAAGGCAGCAGACGTACAGAAGAAGCAAGGCACTGGCGGTGTGTTTGGTGACGCGGAAGCGAAGTCAGATAGCATTCGCAAGTCAATGGAACTGCTGAAAAGCAATTCGGAATTCATGATTCCTTTGACGCAGGCTATGGCTAACTCGCTGGCAAACATTGAAGCGAGCATGACTGGACTTACAAACCTGATTGCACGCACGGATGGTATCACGGGCGGAACCAACATGGGAATCACCACAGGCACTATCGCCACATCGAAAGGTGCAGGGGTTCTTGGGGTAGGTTCGGGAGCGGCGCTGGGTATGTACCTAGGTGGCCCACTCGGAGCAGCCCTAGGGGCTGTAGCAGGCTTCGTAGCCTCTATGTGGGGGAAGACTAAAGCTGAGATTGTTGATGCGGGTATCTCGATTAAGGGTACAGGTTCGGCTCTGCAATCCGGTAATGGTTACAACCAATACGCGAGTGTGGATACAACCAAGTCTAGCTTCTTCGGCCTTAAGAAGAAGACAAGCAACAGTGTTCAAACCCAAGGTTTGAGCGATGAACTGTCGTCGCAATTCGCTCTTGTGTTTACGCAGTTGGAAGACACAATGAAGATTGCCGCTGGTACGCTTGGTAAGACTTCCGGTGACGTTTCGTCAGCAATTGATAACCTAGTTATCGACGCTTCTGTTTCGTTGAAAGACCTGAAAGGGGATGCCCTTACCGATGCACTTAACGGTGTGTTGTCTAAGGCAATGGATCAGATGGCAGAGGCTGCATTCCCAGCAATGGGAGCGTTCCGCCAAGTCGGTGAAGGTTACGCACAAACGGTTATTCGTGTTGCTACCGGAATCGAACAAGCCAACGTAGCTTTGGACGCATTTGGTATTACTGCAATTGCGTTCACCGACATTACTACAAAGTCTGGGGATGTGGCAGCACAAATCTTCAAGCAAAGCGTAATGCTGCGTGAGGCTGGAACTGGCGTAGGAAACTTGATTGATACCCTAACAGGTTCGGTTGACGATCTTGCTAAAGCTTACCAGACTCTATTCGACATTCGTAAGACGATGACGGAAATTGGCCTAGGCGGTGGACTGAATCAAGACACTATCAAAGGTGCTGGCGGGGCTGGAAAGCTTGGTAGCGCACTTGAAACGTTCTATTCAGAATTCTTCTCTGAAGGTGAGCGCATCGCTATCGAAACAACGAAGTTGACCGGGCAATTCAAAGCTCTAGGTGTTGCTCTGCCTGAGTCACGGGATCAGCTACGTTCGTGGATTGAAGCAGCGGCAAACGCTGGCGACCAAACTACGGTCGGTAAGCTACTAGCGTTGGCAGGCGGGTTTGATGAGTTGCTAGACTCTATCGAATCTGGCGGGGATAACGTGCTCAAGAACGCAGAAGACGCTTTCGATGCTGCAATGGACATCGCTGATAAAGCGTACGCCCAGTTGGAAAAAGTTGTTGAGAAAGAGAAGGACAGACTTAATAAAGTTATCGACGCAGCTAAAGAAACTATTAGCGGCCTAGCTGGCATTATGAGTTCTCTGGACGAAGCTATCAAGTCAACTACCACTGTGTCGCAAGTCAAGACGTTCGCAGACTCTATGAGCCTCGTACGCGGTGCGCTTTCACAGGTTAATGGTGGAGCCAAGATGCAAGACATCAAGGGCTTGGAAGACGCGTTTACCGCTCTGGGATCGGATGACAATTCGGCCTACGCTTCAGCTTTCGAATACGAACGTGCACAGGCTTACGCTAACACGCTGCTGAACGATCTGAAGGTTGCTGGCGAAGGCCAGATGACCGAAGCGGAGAAGGCTCTTAAACTGGCCGAAAGCCAGCTAGAAGCCCTTGACGCCCAGCTTGAGTACGCACAGGCACAGCTTGACGCCTTGCGTGGTATCGACAATAGCGTGCTAACGTTGGCAGTAGCAATGGCTAACTTCAAGAGCGCCATTCCCGGTGCAGCAGGCGCAGCAGCAAATCTGGATGCAGTGAAGAACGGTGGGGGTGCTTCTGCCCAAATCGAATCGCTGTACAAGAGTTTGCTAGGGCGTGATTCAGACGCAGCAGGCAAGGCGTACTGGATGAATGCATTGGGCAATGGCTTCTCTCTGTCGTCAATCGCCAGTATGATGATGGATGGTGACGAATACAAGTCGAAGCTACCTTCATTCGCAGTGGGTATTAACGATGTGCCAGAGGATATGCTAGCGAACCTGCACAAAGGTGAACGTGTTATGCCAGCGGCGGATAACGCAGAACTAATGCGCAGACTAGATAGCGACTCCAGTGGAGATAATGGCGACGTAGTAGCAGCCATTAACGACCTGAAGGAAATTATCCGTACGGGTGACATTGCCAACGTCCAAAAGACAGCGGAACTGTTCAAGTTGATTCGTGGATGGGATACAAACGGTATGCCGCAAGAGCGTGCTGAAGACGATGAGTAATTAACAGGGGCGTGCCGAAAGGTGCGCCCTTTTTCTTTACTACTTAGCTAACTTCTTAGCTTGACAGCTACCTACATCCGTGGTAGAATGCTGACTATGACGCGCAGCGTCTAGAGATATATAAAGGGCAATAAAATGAAAATTATCAGACCCGTGCAAATCGGGTTGCAATCGTCTAGCATCCCCGAGAACGATTACGCTGCGTGGAACTCTGCCACAGCTTATGTGCAGGGCGACCGTGTTCTGGACGCAGTTAACCACAAGATTTACGAGTCAATTACAGGGCTAAGGAATGCAGCCGCAATTACAATTGGCACTACTTTTTGGACGATGGTTGACGCAGACCAAAACCCAATTATTCCAGCGGTAGGAACCCCAGTTAAGTTTACAACTACAGGGGCGCTACCTACCGGGTTTGTAGCAGGGACGGTGTACTACGTAGCTGCGACAACGCCGACAACGTTCACACTCTCAGCAACGGTCGGCGGTGCTGCAATCAGTGCCTCTGGGAGTCAAAGTGGAGTACACGCGCTGACTACTCAGGTAAATATTAATAAGCCGCTTAGCAACAAGCTTAACTGGCTAGACGCCGGATCAAGCAACAGGTGGAAGCCTTTTGATAGCTCTGTGCAGTCACAGGCAACGGCTACTACGCAAATGACGTTCACCGTCACAGCTTCAGCTTATGTGGACACAGTTGTTCTGCTAAACGTAAAAGCCACAAAAGCTACGGTTTCAATGTCGCAAGGTTCTAATGGTGTTGTATTTAACAAAGTTATTCCTTTGTCAGAAAACGATGGCGTTGTAGCAACTTGGCTTGATTACTTCTTTGCCGGGTTCAGGACAAAGAAAGACCTTCTAATTGAAGGCTTGCCATTGTATCGCAATACAACTATCACAGTGACACTAGATAACGCGGTGGGGCAGCAAGTGGCGTTGGGTGCTTCCATCTTCGGCTTTTCTAAGGACATTTCTTCTGAGAAGAAGGGTGCAGAACACGGTGCTAAAGTCGGCATCCAAGCTTATGATGTTAAGAAGCGGGATGACTTTGGTAACTACACAATTGTCCCACGAGCTTTCGCAAAACGTGCGGACTTCACGGTGCACATTAGAAGCGACGAAGTGGACAGCATCCAAGACTTGCTAGCTGAAATTCGCTCAACTCCAATCGTCTATGTCGGCTCCGGTAAGTACGCAGCTACGATGGTTTATGGGTATTACAAATCCTTCGATATTGATATTGCGTATTACGACTACAGTGTATGCTCGATTCAACTTGAAGGTCTAACATAACAGGAAATAGATATGCCAATTTCACAAGTAACGGCACTACCGTCTGCGCCACAAAGGACTGACCCGGATACCTTTAGTACAAAGGCCGATGCTCTTATGTCGGCGCTCCCGCCCTTGGTGACGGAGGTAAATGCAGTCGTAGTGGGAATGAATGACGGGCTAGCACAACTAGCTAACGCCAATATCCAGACAGCGGCGGCAACCGCAGCAGCGAATACAGCACAAGCTACGGCGGGTGCAACAGCTTGGCTAGCTGCTACAAACTACGCTAAGAACCAATGCGCCATCAGTCAGATTAACTTCCAGACTTATCGCCGCAGGGTGGCCGGGACTACGGCTACCGACCCGATGAATGATTCTACTAACTGGGCCTTGCTCGTTGGGCAGGGTTCGTTTATTCCAGTGGCGCAGGCTTCAGCTACCTTCGACCTGTCAACAGGGAATTATTTTAAGCGCACCATTAGTGGAAGCGAAACGTGGGTATTCAATAACATCCCGCAAGACGGCTTTAGCTGGACAGTTGAAGCAGAATTGGTGGCTGGTGCACTCACCCTACCTTCTTCGGTAAAGACTCCGGGCAATCAAGTTTATACGATGTCAACAGGTAAGTCACACTTGCTAATGTTCGTTACCAGTAACAAGGGTACTCGCATTCGCATGGTAGTGGCTCCCAATTACGATACGTAAGGGTAATCATGGATGATACAACATTCCGTATGGCGATGGCTTCCGCAGTCTCGCCTACAGGGCAAGAAGCAAGAACGACGCCCGGTACTTATAGCTTCACAGTTCCGGCAGGCGTAACGACGATTAGTGCTGTCTGCGTAGGTGGCGGTGCAGCAGGCGGCGCGTTCGGCCAGAATCAAAACGGTCGGGGTGGCGGCGGCGGTGCCCTTCGTTGGATCGCAGGATTGCCTGTGACGCCGGGGGAAACTCTTACACTTGAAGTGGGGGCAGGCGGAACTGGCCGGGTAGGAGACAATACAACAGGGGATAACGGCGGTAATCCGGGCGGTCACACTTTTCTAAAACGTGGTGCCAGTATTTTGCTGGCGGCATACGGGGGAACCCACGTAGCTGGTGGTCTAGGCACAAACGTAGGTGCTGGCCCATTCGGCGGCACTGTGGGCGGCGGCAATGGTGGAAATGGCGGCGATAACGGTGGCCCTAGCAACCTAGCGGGTGGCGGTGGTGGTGCAGGTGCTGGCGGCTATTCAGGTGACGGCGGGCAAGGTGAGTCTCCCAACACAGGGAAAGTAGCCACGGCAGGGTCAGGCGGGGGTGGCGGTGGTGGGCAAACTAGCACAAACTCCGTACACGCAGGCGGTGGCGGCGGTGGAGTAGGAGTCTTCGGACAAGGCGGCAACGGTATCGCAGCAACAGCAGACGGTTTTGGTGGGGGTGGTGGATCGCTAGGGCAGGATGCGGCAGGCAAGTCGGCAGAACCTAACTCTGAAGGTGGGGCAGGCGGCGCAGCGGGTGGCGGCGGCGGTGGAGCCGGATACACCTTTGCAAAAGGTGGTAGTGGTGGTCATGGTGCAATCCGCATCATCTGGGGTGCTGGCCGAGCTTATCCATCTACCCGCACAGGTAATGAATAATAAAGGAGGTAGTAATGTACTACAAACCAGAAACAAACCAAACGTTCAAAACCCATAGTGATGTTCGCAGTGGGCTACGAAACGTTATCTTCTCAGATGTTATCACAGACGAAGACCTAGCGTACAACAACGTGTTCCCGCTTGCGTATGATAAGCCTATTGTTGATGCTGGCAAAGTGGCAGTACCACTTACCGTGGAAAACATCGACGGCGAATGGACTCAGCTTTGGGACGTACGTGATATGACGGAAGCCGAAGTAGAAGCGGCTAAGCCAGAAGTGCCAGCTTCGGTAACACGCAGGCAAGCACGACAAGCTTTGTTCCTACGTGGCTTGCTAGACCAGATTCCAGTCAAGCTAGCAGCACTGCCGGATGGTCAGAAGCAAATGGCCCAGATTGAATGGGAAGACTCGCTAGAGTTTAAGCGAGATAGGCCGCTGGTAATCCAAATCGGATTGGCTTTGGGCCTTAACTCTGCTGGATTGGATGAACTGTTCATCTTCGCAGCAACGCTGTAATAATAAGAAGGAATAATAGCATGGGACAAATTACCGTCATCTACACAAAGCGTAATTGGAACCCGGTTAGTTTTCTAATCCGGTTCTGCATTCCGCGTAGTCGGTTTGCAATGGCCCTGTCATCGCATTGCCTGATTCTTGACGGTGACTATCTCATTGAAGCTAGCATGACGAAAGGTACGCGACGTGTGCCTTTCGCAGAAGCTATGAAAGGTCTTACGGAAGTGGCCCGTGTGTCCTACGAAGTTCTTGACTCGGAAGCCGGGTTGGAGTGGGCTAGGACGCAGGTTGGCTCCAAGTACGATTTTAAAGGCGCATTCGGCCTTGCCCTATCTCCGTACCGTGATTGGTCGGAAGAAGGATCGTGGTTCTGTTACGAACTGGCAGCAGCAACACTGGCAAAGGCCGGGAAAGACTGCTTCCGTGTTACAGGGCATATTACAGAGAACGTACTACTGGCAATTAAGCCATGACAATAAAGGAAACAAACTTGGACTCTCCTAACATTCTGAACTACGCATTTGGCCTAGTTCAAGCACTCGGCGGGGCTTGGTGCTGGCACTTGTACAACCGCCAAGGGAAGGCGGAAGACACTGTGACACAACTTACTAAAGAACTGGCTGACCATAAGCTTCATACTTCGGAGACTTACATGACTAAGACCGAAATGACACGTGCGTTCGATGCCATTCACCGTTCATTGGAATCCCTTAACACATCAATGACACAGCGATTCGACAAGGTGGATGAAAAGCTCGACCGTAAGGCAGATAAAACATGATCGAAGCGGAGTTGAGGTTAGCTATCGAAACTGCCTTGTCAGCGCAAGTAGCAGCTTCAACGTCGCTATATTCGCCTGTAATTAACTCCCGTGAATACCCATGCGACGTTGCGGGTTGTACGCGGCAAGGTTACTCAGGGGGTTATTGCAACGCCCACTATATTAGGATGCGCAAGGGTGCAGATATGTCTGTGCCACTACGCGCTAGGAAGCGTGACGACTTGTGCGCTGAGTGTGGGGAAGCTACAGGCGCTAAAGGCGGCTGGGGGCTATGTTCTAAGCACTACAAGCGGAAGCGCATCAACATTATTAAGTCGGCCCTTGTGGGCGCTATGGGCGGGAAATGCCTGAAGTGTAATGGGGTGTATCCCAACAAGGTTTTTGACTTCCACCACGTAGAGGCGAAGGACGACTCCGCTTCGTACTTAATTAGCACAGCGTCACCTAGACGGATTGCAGCAGAGGTTTCAAAATGCGTCCTGTTGTGTGCGAACTGTCACCGAATGGAACATTTTGAATGACTATTGAAAAAGTAGTAGACGAGATTATTGCCGCCGAAGGCGGCTACGTAAACGATGCCTCAGACCTCGGAGGCCCTACCCGCTACGGTATTACCCAAGTAGTAGCCAGAGCCAACGGCTACTACGGAGAAATGCGCGATCTTCCGCTTAGCGTGGCACGCCAGATTTACAAGAACAAGTATTGGTTCGAACCGAAGTTTGACCAGCTTGAAGTATTATCCCCGGCTGTAGCAGCGGAGCTATGTGACACGGGCGTTAATTGTGGTGTGAACTTCGCCAAGCCACTTATTCAGGAAGCCCTGAACCTGCTTAACCGCGACCAGAAAGACTACGCAGACATCAAAGTAGATGGAGCCATTGGGAAGAACACCCTAGGCGCTCTGGCTAGCTTCCTCGGCAAGCGTGGTAAGGAAGGTGAAGCAGTCTTGGTCAAGACTCTCAACATCATGCAGGGTGCACGGTATATCGAAATTACAAAGACACGGCCAGCCAACGAAAACTTCTTCTACGGATGGGTAAAGAACCGCGTCACACTAAAGGATTAAACATGGACTGGAAAGCAGTAGTTGGAACGGTAGCCCCTTGGATTGCTACGGCCCTAGGGGGGCCTCTAGGCGGTGCAGCGGTGTCGGCAGTAGCAGACGCCCTTGGACTCTCAGAACGCACTGAAGGGGCCATTAAAGCCGCCCTGGCGGGTGTCACACCCGAACAGATGCTAGCAATGAAGACAGCGGATCAAGCGTTCGCGTTGGAAATGCAGAAGTTGGGATTTGATAACCTGAAAGCAATGGAACTGATTGCTTCGGAAGATCGGGACTCAGCGCGTAAGCGTGAAATGGAAGTGAAGGACAACACACCAAAGATTCTAGCCTATGCGATTACACTGGGCTTCTTCGGAGTGCTTGTCTTTATGATGCTGGCAGAAGTGCCGCAAGGAAGCCGCGATGTGTTGAACATCATGCTAGGTAGCCTAGCAACGGCATGGATTTCGATTACTGGATACTACTTCGGTAGCACTTCCGGGTCGGCCCAGAAGACGGCACTACTGGCGAAAGCCCCAGCTATCAAAGAATAAATTATTGTCGTGGTAGGCAATTTGCCCCGGATTCTTCCTAACGGAAGGCCGGGGCTTTTTTCATTTCCGCATACCGTGAAGGATGTCTTCGATGATAAGCACGATGAAGATGATAAGCATTAGCAGTCAGACATCATAGCGATAAGCACTAGCAGCAGCATACCACACAGCATACCTACAATGAAGGTGAGCATTATTCCGCCTTCTTTGCAGCACGCTTCGGCTTTGGGGTAATGCTAGCCACGCCCGGTGGAAGTTCGTCTACCTCAACGCCTTCCTCCTGTGCTTCGATTGCCGACTTGAACAGGAAGTTAATCACTTCCACGCTAAGCATGTTCGGCCCGTACAGTTCGTATGTGGCTTTCGCTTCCAACAGTTCTTGCAGCTTCATGATTAGCCTTCCAGCGAATCGTTCAGGATGGTGTACAGATTGCCACGTTCGATGGTGACTTCCGTACCAGACAGCTTATCGTCTTCTTCCTTCGGTTGGATGTCGTCCCAACGGGCCTTCAGGTACTTCGCCAATTCCGGCTTAGGCAGTTTGAACGTAATCGCCATACCTTCCACGGTTTCTTTGAAGTTGGTAGCAGATTCCTTAGCAGCCTTCTTAGCTTTGTCTTCCGCATCCAGTTCACCCATAGCCCACTTCACACGGGCTTGGAACAGTTCTTTGTCAATCGTCGCGGTGTGTTTGCCGAACGACACGCTTACTACTTCTTTTACAGCTTCAGTCATCTTACTTCCTTTTCAATTAAACAAACAAGCCCAGAACCACGCCCAGTGGTGCGAAGATTACGCCGATAGCACGGGCCAGTTCCAGAATACCCCAAACGTCAGCCCCTACGAGCTTGACAATGTTAGCGATCCAGCCGCCAACGGTGACGACGATCATAAACAACCAAATGCCAATTGCTACGAGTCCGTACATTTTATTTCTCCTTTAATTATTAACCAACACCATAAACTTCTCACGATCAGCGACCAGTTGGAGTTGCCGTTGACGTTCTTCTTCAGCTTCTACTCGCTCTTTGTACTTCAAGTAGCAGCTAACCATGTAAGACTTCTCATCTGGTGTCATCCAGCCTGCTTGACAGGTGTAGACGGTTTCAAAGTCCCAGCCAGTGTAGACGGTGAAGACCACTTGCAAAGCCTTAGCTTTGTGTGTGAAGACTTCAATACCCACGTGGCTACGCGGTCTACTGCGATCTTCCAAGACCCATTCACCAGTCTCCAAGATGGATTTAGCAAGGCTGATAACAGGTTCACCGACTACGGGGTTCTTTGCTTGAAGGCTTTCGGCAACCATATCCGAAATACTTTCCGTAGGCTTCTTATCTTCACCGAAGAAGTTCTTCAGCCATTTAAGTATCATTGTTCATCCTCTTTGATCCACAGGGTAGCGTTGTGAGCATGGAAGACAGCTTCGAAGATAGCGATAAGACGCTTCCTGTCACCGTTTGCCAGCCCACCGCCAATCAGCGGAAGGTGGATCGGGATTGCTGGCATGTATTGATCTACATACTTCAGCACGTTTTGCAGGCCACAGATAACCGCATCGTAGTCCACGTACACCTTGTAGGGATTACGTCCGTACTCTGCTTGGGTAATCACGTTAGCAATGCAGCGATCAGCGTAGGGGTTTTCCCAGATGATAGCTTGGCCCAGCTTCAGACCGTAGCGACGTTCAGCCTGCTTGTACACAAGGTACGCTTCCGGGTGAAGGTCTTTGATGATCTTCGCCACGCCACTACCCATCACGCCCTTGGCGTTACAGCCGTGGAGAACCAACGTACGCTTACCAGCCGTGGCGTTGAACAGGTCGCCAATTTGAATGTCAAGTGCCATTCTTCTTTCCTTTCTTCTTAACGTTGCCCATAGATACGCAGTGGGAACATTTGCAAGAACACTTCTTAGCCATGCTTGCTCCTTAGTTTACAATTGAATCCTTGTAGCATTCTGCCATATCGAAAAGCGCCCGTTCGCGTCCAATCACGGCCATACGCTTAACGGGGCTGGTAAGGTAGAACGAATTACCAGCATACTTTCCGTTAAGTTGAACAGCAGTGATTACGTCCGGTTCTTCCAATTCAAGAATCTTAAATAGTGCTAGCTCCGGGCCTTCATCGCCTGTGTCAGAGTATAACACAAACTGCCCAGTAGCTAGCGGAATGCCGAACATATCCACTAGCATACTACACTCCTAGCTATTACACAATGTAGAAACGCTTGCCGTATGCAGCGGTAGGGCCTGCATCGTACTGCTTCTTACCTTGCACGGTAGCTTGTGCACGGGCCATATCGCGGGTGTCGTAGAACGCAGCATTCAGGGGTGCAACGTGGTAGCGAACACGGCCACCATCGGTAGGCAGGATCGGGCGTGGTGCACCGAAGAAGCCAGCAGGAGCAGCAGTTTTAGCAATCACTTGCGCTTGGGTCGGGACAGCTTTCTTAGCAACCTTTTGTGGGTGCGGGGTAGGCTTGTTCGACACAGGCACGGCAGGCAGTTCGATTTCAGCAGGCTTCTTCGGTTGCAGGTACGCCAGATCAGCTTCGGTAAATGGCACGCCGATAGCTTCCCAGTAAACCACACCAGTGTCGCCCACCAGATGACGATTCACCGACGACGACTGGATAAAGATGTCGAAGTTGCCGTGGTCGCCCGGATGCAGACGAACGTTGCTATCGGTAGGCAGGCCCAGCATTTGACGCGGGATGTCCTTACCTTGCTTGTCCTTACCGCCGTAAATCTTCTTGGTAGTACGGTCACGAACCAGAATCATCTTCGAAGGCTGCACACGTGCTTCCGTCTTGGTAAGCTGGTAGAAAGCAGCGCCCTTCAGGTATTGCATACGCTTAGTCAGGATGAAGTCACGGATTTCCAGCTTTTCACCAACAGCCAACGAAGGCACAACGTACAGCGAAACGTCTTTGGTAACGTCAACCAGCGACGAAGTATCCACTGCACCAGCTTGAGCGTAGAACACGGTAGACGACTTCTGACCAGTTGCACGGGCAGCGTAGAAGTTGTTGAACGCCGCTTCGGTAGCCTGAGTCGAGTTAGCGAAGCCTGCTGCGGTTTGATCCCATGCTTGGATGTTACCCCGTGGGATGCCGATGCCAGCCAGCGTATCAACTTCGTTAGCAGGAACGCGGAACACGAAAGTCCAACGACCGTCACGCTGCGTCAGTTCGCGGATAGCTGCTGCTACGTCCGCACCACCGCCCTGAGTGTCACCGCCGTCAGTGGTCATCAGTACGACGAACGACACGTTAGGATCGGCGTAGTCAGGCATCGACTTAGCGAGCTTGATGATTTCCAGCACGGTACGGAACAGCGGAGTGCCGCCCTGTGCAGGCCAGTTAGCCATAGGTTGCAGAACGTGCGGGTTCGAATTCACGATTTGACGGGTGATGCCACCGGGGCCGATACCGAAGCCGAACACCGAAACGATGGTGTCTTGCATTTGCTTGGTAGAAGCTTCCTTGACTGCCTTGATGTTTGCATTGAAGTCACGCTTCGCTGCGCTGGTCAGGCCGTGCATCGAACCCGAGTGATCGTTACCGAAAAAGATGTAATTCTTGATATGCGACATATTGTATTTCTCCTTTTAGTTTACCCTTTCGGGCTGAAATGGACTCGCTATCTTTAAAGCGAGCCGCTAGTTTACTACGTTCCTACCTAACTTGCAAGCTTTATCCGTGAAGACGTTGCTTGATTTCTGCGAAGGTTTGGAAGTTAACAACCTTACCATCACGGAACACTTCTTTAAGCTGACCGCTTTCTTCTTGGAACGGACGCTGGCAATCGTACAGCACGAAGTTGTCACCTTCCTTTTCCACACGCAGCAGGCCCTTAGCGGACTTCTTCGAACCCGAGTCGGTAGCCGGGTCTTTCTGGATGTCGCGTTCTTCGCCGTTGACGATGCCCCACGTAGCCTTGACGGCCATGCCGAACGTGTCACGGGTGATGTACTGGTAGGTGTAGCTACCAATGCCGAACACTACGTTGCCAGCCGAGAAGCCTTTATCCATCAAGCGTTGCAGGATGGTTTCACAGCGTTCCAGCGTAATGCTATCGCCGTAGATCAGGCCCACGTGACGGTCGATGGTCTTGAAACCCTTGTCGGTCACAGTGCCGCCGAACTCATCCCAGAGGCATTCGACAGCGCCCTTGACTACGTGTTCTGGAATCTCTTTGCCTAGACGCAGCGTATCGCTAGAGCTAGCATCGAATTCGTAGAACTTACCTTCGTACTTAACTGCATCGTAGTCATCTTCGAATTCCCATGCAACACACTCGCCCACGTGCAGGTCAGTGATTTCTTTGACCTTCAGACCAGTAAGAATCTTGACAGGATCGCCCGAGTCAGGACGGAACACAACCTTGGCGTTACCAAACGCGTCTTCCTTACGGGCCAGAATTTCGGCCTTAAGCAGCTTGGTAAAGCGGGTGATGACAGCCCAGAAGTCCCACGTATCCGACACGATGGACACGATACCCGATGGGTAGGTTTCGGTAATCAGACGGCGGAAAGTACCCACTTCGTCTTCCTTACCACCCATGCACATTACTGAGTGTTCTGTTGCCGGGACGCTACCAGCTACAAGTTCCTTCGTAACGTCAGCACCGTAGTAGTCTTCCAGATAGTCGATTGCCAACAGGGCATCGGTTCCCGAACCAGCGCACATCAGGTGGGCTGCACCGCACTTAGCGGAGTCAGCACGCCCCGACATACCACGCATCGAGAAGTCATGCGCTTGCCAGTTGACGAACATTGGGTCGCTACCAGTCAGCGTAGCATACTTGTTAATCAGGCGGCGGTATTCGAACGCGATGGTGCCAACGGTGATCGGCTTCCACAGTTCGCACGAAAGAACCGTTTCCAGATAGTTAGTAAGCCAGAAGAAGGCCGGGTGCGTGTTACGGATCGTCAGGAACGGAACCTTGATGTCCACACGCGAACCTTCATCCAGAGCCTTGATGACGATAGGCAGGTAGCCAAGATCGTGCAGGGCTGCGATGTGGTCAACTCGTACCGAGTCTGGGCCAAGGAAGGCGTCACAACGGCGCTTGTATTCTGCCACTACTTCAGCTTTAGGACGCTGGAAGAAGCCTTCGTTCCATTCTTCGATCAGGAATTCCATCGTGAAGCCTTGCAGGCCAGTGAACACGACTTTACCATCAAAGGTAGAAGGCATACGGGCGTGGGTCAGGCTACGAGCCGTGAAGTTCGAATAGACGTACTCCGTACCTTTCGGGTATTGGTCGATGTGGCCGAGCTTGTAGCTATCGAGGGCCAGATGTGGGCGACGTTTCATTATCACTCTCCTTGTTCAACTGCTGCGATTTGTGCTTGGATACGGGCGATAGCTAACGCCTTATCCGTCATGGCGCGGCCACTTCCGTAGGAGCCTGAACCGAGACTTTCATCGCGGCGACCGTCTGCGTAGGTTGCAAAGAGGCTGTACCACGCGTCAGGCCCGAACATTTTATCGGTGTCGGCTTCACGTACGTCAATGTCCAGACCGTTTATTTCAACCATGAAGGTATTTGTGCTCCACGGAATCAGCGCCATACCTTGTGATTGGAAGTGTGGCAAGGAAGCGGCAAGGCCAGCCGTGCAGAACAACGTGCCGCACGGTTCCTTCCGGGCATACGAAGACAGGTCAAAGTTCGCTTCCGGCTGGGCTTGCACAGCGCCCAGCAGGGTAAACAGATTTTTCAAAACTTGGTTCATTTTCTTCTCCTTATATGTGTCGTTAATTAACGGCGGCGCTTCGACAGGCTCACGCGGCTGCTGGATTTGCTGCTGCTAGCGAAGCGGCTGGTGAAGGTTGCTGGACGGCTACGGTTGATAACCGTCTTCTGAACCACCGTCTTGTTGATGATGGTTTGACGCACTGGTGCACGGCCATAGCCACGGTCGTAGTCGGAACCACGCGAGCCACCACCGCTAAGTGCCATGCCAGCCATAGCGCCCAGAGCCATGCTACCCGCGTCGATGCCGCCGCTTTCTTGCTGGACAACGACAGGCTGTGCCGGGGCTTGTTGAGCCGGGGCGGCGATAACTTGTGGCTGTTGGATTGGTTGGGGTGCAGGGCCGCAAGCCGACAGGGCAGCAGCGAACAGGGTAGCGATAGCGATTTTCGATTTGAACATTTTGATTCTCCTTGGTTAAGTTGGTTGGTTAAACTACTACTACTTTGCCGCTTGCTACGGCTGCTTTGCCAGTAGCGCCGACAGGATTAGAAGTATATAAGCTATCTACCAATCCGTCAAACACTTTTTCACCAGCCGAGAAGATGCCGTGGGTTACATACAACATAACTTTGCCAGTGGTCAGCTTGCGTAGCTCCTTAGCTAACTCCGTGAAGGTACGGCCACCGTCGCAGATGTCGTCCACGATCAGGAAGTCCTTATCTCCTACAGGCTCGCTGTACACTACGGTTCCCGTAATCTTACCCGACAGTACATCACGGGTCTTATCTGCACGAACAACGTTAGCATAACCGTACTCTTTGGCTATTGCAAGCACTTTCTTGTTAGCGCCTGCGTCTGGGCTAACTAGGATAGTTTGCCTGTTAGCGTGGTGGCTCATACCGAGGAAGTCGAACTTCGAATCCACGTGCATCAGGTTATCCAGTAGTGCAACGCCGACATCCGAGTGGATATTAAAGCACTGAACGGCACTGAACTTAAGGCCGTTGATGAAGTCGCAAGCAACCTTCACAGACAGGCTTTCACCACGGGCGCACACACGGTCTTGGCGAGCGTATGGAAGGTACGGCATCTGCAATTCAATCAGGATGTCGTGCCCGAGTTCCCGGCGTACTGCGTCCACCAGCAGTGCCAGATTAAACAGGTCGTCGTTACCTTCAAATTCCAGCGTGATTTCTGCGAATGACGGCTGGTGTTCCACGGCTTCGGCGTCGATTTTGATAAACGTTTCCCCGGCAGGGAAGCGGCGAATCACGATAGATACATCCTTGTTGTCTACGGACAGTTGCAGGCTCATGTTTATTACTCCTTGGTTGTTTGTTCATTGGCTTTGTATTCCGCGATACGGTACTTCAGACGGGCGATAGCAAGCTGCTTATGGGTCAGTTTATCCCAGCCCAAATCTTCATCCAACCCGCCGCCACCCGCGTACTGGAACAGTTCGCTCATGGAGTTGGGGCCGAACAGGGGATCGCCACCACCGTCCCACACGGAAGTGCCGTTAAGGCTTGGGTCGCCGTCCCAGACCATGCCTAGTGCTTGGAATCGTGGCATGTTAGCAGCCAGCCCCGCTACACAGAATAGTGTACCGCAGGGCCTTTCCATACGGAAGTTGTCAAGGTTGAACAGGCGTTCTGGCTGTGCTTCGACAGCAGCTAGCAGGGCTTCCAGATTTTCGATAATTGCTTGGTTACTCATGTTCTTCTCCTTCGGGTTCGCCCGAGAACGGGCAGTTGGTTGGCCCCGGACAAGTGCCGGGCAGTTCATCGCCGCACACGCAGCGGGTTAGCTTCTTACGTGGGCGAACTTCGTAGTCGTTCGGGTCGTCAAGGGTGGGTGGCTGCGAGAACACCGAGCGCCCCTCCAAGCAACATGCAAATTGCACACATGGTACGTGCTTCTTGCGACCAGTATTGAATACTCATCGTCACATTGCCAAAAGAAAACAGCAGGAAGATAAGGGCTGCACCGCCGAAGAAGCCAATCAGGTTCTTAGTCATTCGTTACTCCTTAGTTACTTAAGATAAAGCTAGTATGCCTGCTTCCTACTTAGCTGTCAAGCTGTTTGGCAAAATAATTTCAATGCCAAGACGTTCCAGTTTGTCGTATAGGTCAACGCTAATCTTCCGCACAGGGAACACGATACTGCGCTTGCCGAGGCTTGCCATGTAGGTAGCCATATCCAAGCTACCCGTGCTTACTCCGTCCCACACAACAAGGGCTGCATCTGCGAAGTCGCCCATATCGTGATTACGTTGGATGCCAGCCATGACGTTGTACTTACCCCGGCTGTTCTTCTTAACAACAGCGCCCGGAGCCTTGATGTTGTCCCAGTCAGCCGGGAAGTCGTGAATCTTCAAGCCAGCTTTCTTGGCAATCTCTTCGCCCAGCGTATCTACGCCCTTGGCCTTGCCGCTGACAACTTCGATAGCCTTGCCGTGTTCGGCCCAGAGGCCCGATTCAATAAGCGCACGCTTAACGGTGTCGTAGCTAGTGATGCTGCGGCTACCCGCGATGATAAGTTTCATGTTAGCTCCAAACGAAGTACAGTGCAACGAGTGCCACTACCAGAGTGATAGCACGATGCAGGGTTGATGTTTCTTTGTCATTGATGGGACAGAACGCGTACAGCATTCCGAAGCTGGTAATAAAGTAGGTAGCTACGATAGCCCCAGCGATTTTGAGTATTGCTTCCATTATTGTTCCTTTGCCCACTTGATAGCAGCCACAACGACATCGCCGTGGCAAGCCTTCGGATAGCAATAACACGCAAGCCGCTTCCCGTCCAGAGAACGTAAGTAGTCAAGCGTGATCTTGCCACGTTTTATTTCTCGCCATAGATACCTACGGTAGAGTTCGATAGCCACTTGCCGGGTAATCCCCGCCTCTTCGTTGATAGCGTAGATATTCCCTAACGGCGATCCCCGGCCTATGTAGACATCATACTCTTGGTAGTGCTTGTTAACTACGGTTGCCACGAAGTTCCTCACGAATCTCCATTAGCAGCTTACCTAGCCAGTTCTGGCCCTCGCCGTAGCAAACACCCCAGAAGGTATCATACCACGTATTTTCTTCGATTAGCTCACGCTCTCCGGTAGCTAGCAAAGCAACGCGCAAGTAACCCCAGCTAAACTTCTCGCGTAGCAGGCCCCTCATAACATCCAGCTTGATAGCTTCCCAGTCAGGCCGTAGCGTGATTTGCTTGCCCATGCGTTTAGCTTGGCCGGGAGTTGTGCACAGCCGAATAGCTTCGCGGAATTCCTTCACCGTTGTTTTGGCAGCTTGGTAGGCATGTTCCACGGTGGGGTACATCACGCCTTCAAGCTCCACTTCGCAGAGCGTGAAGTTGGATAGCCAGCGGTAGTCACCGTGGAAGCCGCTGATAGGTAGCAGCTTGCTCATATTTTCTCCTTAGTCGATAAACTTCTTGTAGTGTGCTTCGAACATCTTGTCCATCTGAATCAGGATCAAGTCGTATTTGTCTGGCTTACCCTTGAACAGCTTACGCCGTGCACGGATAGCTTCGTAGTCGGCTAGGACAAGTTTGTAGTGTTCCTCGCCCAGTGTGTCACGGTTCTTCAACGGTCGCCCCGGTTATCCCAGAAGTAATCACAGGTTTGCACTTCCTTGCCGTCTTCTTCCGCTACGTTAAGCGGCACAACAGCGAAGAACGACTGCCTGTAGGGATGGGCGTTAGCCGTGTAGCGGTAGCACTTCGATTTCTTCTTGCAAGCGTCGCCACAGCACATGGTAATGTCAGCCATTTGTTTTCTCCTTAAAAGTTCATTTCATGGAAGTATTGTTCTTCCGCTTCTACGTTCATAGCACACAACAGCGAACCATCCGGCAAAGGAATGTCGTTGATCCTGCGTGCGCAATCGGTGCAGTACCACGCACGCGAACCCTTGTTCCACCAGTAAGCGCCGGGACGCTGGCAGCGGGTAACGTTGCAGGAACCGAGCCGTTGGCCTTTGTCGGCCTTATTAGGGCCTTCCCAGCCATAACGCCCGTAGTGGCCCTCTTGCGGCACTTCCACGGTCGCAGGCTGGGGTGGGTTGTGGCGAGTATTGAAGTTGCCTTGGTTGACCCGCTTGTGCATTCTGGATAGCTTCATAAAACCCCCGTTGAAATAGAATAGGGCCATTCTACCGAGGTAGAACAGCCCTGTCTACTACTTTCGTAGCTTACTGCTTAAAAATGTCCAGCGTGCCTTTAGGCAGCTTCAGTATGTCCATCAGGCTACCGCCAAGGTATTCCAGATCAGGCGTGTACACCTGTGGCACGGTACGATGCCCGAGCGTCTTAAACGCGTGCATACCACTTTCGTCTTCGTCAATCTTTACTACCTTGTGGGCGATGCCCAGTCGTTCGAAGTGCTGGATAACTGCAACGCAACCAGCGCAGCCATTACCCGAGAACACCGTCAAGTGGTTCGTTACCATTATTGTTTACTCCGTATAAAATTGTTCGTTTGATGTGGTCTGGTACAGCCACAACGCCTAGCTTCACCGCTTCTGCCCATACGTCCACCACACCGTAGCTAGGATGGTTGTAAAGGTTAAGAGGCGGGAACTTGTCATTCCACGCCTCGCCCATTACTGGGTCACTTCACATTGACCGCCAGCACACGCAGCTTCCATCGTGTGTGCCGTGTTGTCGTCTTCTTCGTTGACCAACGTAAGGTCGAAGTTACCTTGTGCTTCAATGTAGGCCATTAGACCTTCGTACAGGTCTTCAGAGCAGTCTTCAAACGGAGCCTGAACGTAGGTGCCACCGTCATACGGAAGCACGCTAATACCGTTGTATTCGTCGCGGTACTTCCACATCCAATCGCCGCAAGCTTCCCACTCATCGCCCTTCAGGCTAATAGTGCAGGAAATGTTGTGACGTTGCACGCCACGGTTGTGTCCCGGCTTAATCCACTCTTGGTTAAAGCGGCGAACACGCTCTAGCAAGTCCATGAAGCTTTCCGTACGAAGAATACTACCTTCCGGGGCTTTCTGGGGGAACGACATCACAGCTTCAAGGTGCGGCTTAAACTTGCAGTCTTCCACCAGCAGCGGGAAGTTCTTCAGCATGTAGAAGTACAGTGCTTCGTTCTTACCAACGCGCATACGGCGAATGTAGAAGTCATTGTGCCAAGCGTGCACACCCGACGAACTACCAACCACAATCGAAGCAGTACCTTCCGGCTTCATCAACGAAGTACGGGCAGCAGTGTTGACGCCAATGATAGCAGCTACACGGGCGTTCTCATCAACCACGTGGCTAGCGGCTTCTTCCCAGTCCAGCGGCAGAGCCTTACCCGAGCCAATACCAGTGCACGACACACCAATCAACGAGTCGTCTTCAGTCACTTCACGCCAGATGCTACGCAGGTAGTGGAAGTTCGTGAAGCCAGCTTGCAACGTACCAATGAAGGTAGCAGCACGCGCACGCAGGTTCAATTCCTTTTGCGTACCAACATCGTCGCCGTTGATCGTCGTTAGGTTACAGAACGAGTACATTTGCAGCGTAGCTTCCACGCATGGATTCGACAGGATGTTACGGTCGTTAGTCCAGTACACGCCCGGCTCACCCGCGTTCGAATCTTCTACACGCTTCCAGATAGCTTTAAACATCGCTTCGTCAATCGTACCACGCAGCAGCACAACTGAGTTGTTAGCACGGCCACGTTGAGGGTTCAGTTCCCACCACGCACCGCTCTTGCAGGTAATCATATCCAGATCGTCAGGGCTGAAGAACGCGATCATAGCAGCACGGCGAATACCACCCGACAAGACAGCATCGGCAATGTGGCATTGAATGTCGTGACACTCAAGCGGGGTCAGCTTACGTCCAATAGCACCGTTAAGCACCGTACGGATGTTCTCGATACAGATACGCAGCGGTTCTGGCCCCGGAGCTTTACCGCCAGCGGTAATCAGGCGTGCACCCTTCGGGCGAATATCGCCGTAGTCCATATCAGGATCAGCACGGCCTTCGAAGTAGGCACGTACAACCACCTTAACTGCGTCTGCCCAGCCTTCGATACTGTCACCGACAACGAAGCGACGGCGACGGCTTGTAGGCCCCTTAACGGCTGGCAGTTGTTCCACGTGATGCTGCTGCACGCTGTAACCTACGCCCGAGCCACCCAGCAGCAGGAACATGGTTTCAGAGAACGAATGCAGGCTGTCTACTGGCAAGCAGCAGCAGTTGAACATACGCGTGTTGTTCATTTCGATTGGCTTACCGCCAAACTGCATCGAACGCATGGAAGGCAGCACCTTCTTGGTCTTCACGTACGTGTTAAATACGTAGGCAATTTCTTCGGCCAGCATCGGGTACTTAGCCATGTGCATACGCATGTTGCGCTCACAGATTTCTTCCCATGTTTCCCGGCGTCCTAGCTCTGGGATGTACTTAGCATACTTGTTAAAGACCACAACATCGCTGAGAATCTTCTGCGATTTGTTCATCGGGGATTTACTCATTATTACAATTATTCCTTCTGAAAATGAAAACGGGGCCGAAGCCCCGTGAAAATGTGTTAGGCGCAGATTATACCACGCTAGCTACCACTTTGCAAGGCTGTTAGCTTGTTAAGCTGGAAGCCAGCCTTCGTGGTAGTCATAAATTGTCTTGCGGCTTCCGTCTGGGTTGTACGGATCACCACGAACCTGTAGCAGCAAATCTTTCAGCACTTCTACCTGCATACGAATCAGGTGTTCGTTCTCCATCGTCAGTTCGGGCGGGAAGCCTTTCTCACTTTGGCCTTCTTCACCGCCGTAGTCCCGGCCCGAAGTCATCTGCTTAGCCATATCGTTAGCTAGGCCGAGGTCGCTGTAGCCACGAACAATCATACGATCTTCCGAAGTGGCGAAGGCGCTTGACAAGAACGCCTCGTTGCATTCCACTTCACCGATAATGCGGTAGGCTACTACCACTTTTCCTTGCATGTTGCGATGTTGCGACGGGATGTATTCAATCGGAAAATCCAGATCGAAGCCTAGCACTTTAAGGAACGGTGCAATCAGCTTGTCATTCGTAGGATTGATAAAGTCAATCATGCGAAGGTGGGCCAGTTCAGGGACAATGCCGCCCATCAGGTCTGTTACCGAGATACTTTTCATCATCATTCCTTTGGAACCAGATCGCTAACGTCTGCCTTGACATAGTTAGACGGCTTGCGGAATTTACCTACCGCATCTTTAATAACTTGACGCTTGTACTTGGCGTTGTGATGCAGCGTGAATGCTGGATCGTACGCAAAGAGTTCACCGTCAGCAGGGAACTTCGACAGGTTGTTAGCGTTGACGCGGCCCAGAGCCTTAGCCACATCGTAGCCAGCCACTTCCAGCTTTTGCAGCAGGCCGACCGACACAACGAACAGGTCACATGCTTCCTTCAGTAGTTCAGCCTTGTTGCCGCTTTCGAACGCGTCAATCACTTCAGCAGTTTCTTCGAAACAGAAGCTAATCTGCGCGTCAATACTGGCATCGTCAACCGTAGTCAGGTTCCCGGCGATGTCATTCATTTCACGGATTTCGTCGTACGCTACCCGGACTACCTTACCAATGTTACTCATTTTATTTCCTTTCAATCAACCTAGTGGGTTGATAAGATTCTGTTGCACTAGCCATGCTTTAAGCACTGGCATTGTCTTGTAGTCGTACTCTACGTGGTAGAAGTAGTCCTGAAAATCATCCGGGTCACGTCCCGGTTCCAACAGCGAAAACCCTTCGCTATCGAATATGGCAGCTACGCCGCCCGGTGTCTGGTCAAACAGCGCAGTGAAGTCGTACAACGGGGTAAGCCTCACTTTACCGTTTGACAAGCAAACCAACGTAACGGGGAAGCTGTCAGCAATGATAACTTCCATCATACGCATCAGATGTTCCACCCCAGTTCACGGGCCTTAGCACGGGCCAGAATGAAGTTGTCTACATCTGTCAGTTTAAGCGGCCAATCGTCGCCGTCCCTGTCTTCATCTTCCGTCACAACAACGCCGCTATCTTTCCGTGTGATGAAGCACGCCTTACCGTACTGGTCGTTTGCAAAGCGGATACGGCTGATAGGCTTAGGTGCCTCAATATTACGAATATCAATTTCCATATATTTCTCCTTAGTTATCCCTAACGGGAGTTGTCTTACAACGGCATCAGTTCAAGAACTGGAATCCCGTCGATAATCAACCCGCAACCGATGATCGGGCGCTTCAGGTTGGTATTGTTGTAGCTAAACGCGTAGCTATCGTCGTGAATCAGGCAACCTACCTGCATACTAAAATACGCACCCAGCGGGTTAGCCCAGTAGTTCACGCCGAATTTCTCATGGTAGTGGCCTTGGACGACAGACATTCCCATCGCTTGCGACAGCTTCATACCGTCAGCCGACTTGCCGTGGTGGAAGTACACCTTCTGGCCGTCAGGCAGTTCGATAGTCATATCCATGTGCCACTTCCAGCCGCTACCTACGCCTAGCACATCATTGTAGCTCTTGATGTACTGCCGTGGAACGCCGTGATGCTTGGCTTTGCGCCATACCAAGCTACCATGATTGCTGTCTAGGATGTCCATGTTAGGGAACATCGTTTCGACTTCCTTAATGATGGGCAGGGAAGCACGAAGCTCGTCACCAGCACTCATCAGGTCAGGGTCGCTATCATGGAAGGAAAGCGCGTGCTTGTCAAGCTCATCGCCAATGCTAATAATCCGGGTAGGATCGTAGCGAAGCTTCAAGCCAGCAAGGAAAGGCAGCATCTTCGGATGATGGTAGGGGATGTGCATATCCGAGATAATCAGGACACGTGAGTTGTCCTTACCGTCTTCGTAGTCAACACGCCCCGGCTCGCAGTACATATCGTCAATGCGCGCTTGTGCCTTCATTTCCCGGTAGCCACGCAGGTAGTCGTTCACGGTAGTCTTGCCTTTGCCTACGGCTTTAGCAATGTCCCGGTCGGACGTTCCGGCTTCGGCTAGCTTAACAGCTAGGTTCTGCCAGTGTTGGTTCGTATCCATACTACTCCTGTTAAAAGCCCCGCCGAAGCGGGGTAGTTGTTAAACGGCTGCTACCAGAGCTTCAGCCGCAGCAATCATTTCTACCTTGGCTGTTTCGTACGCAGCTTTAGTCGCACGCACCTTGGCAGATGCCGCCTTGAAGGCCAGCATTTCCGAGGCTTCAGGGCCAGCAGCTTCCACAACACGCAGGCCACGGACGCCCACGATGTATTGTTCGTTGCCGATTTCAATGCCAGCGACTTGCTCACTATTGGCATACGCGCCTTCAGATGGCGGGGTATGGTCAGCAACAGCGATCACCTTACCCACCGTACGTGGCACAGTGTTGTGCAGCTTGTAGTTACGGAGCCCGTTTCGATCAGCAAAGCGTTGGAACGTGCTGTAGTTCTGGCCGGGGTTGGTAACTTCAACGATGTCGCCTACTTTAATGGTAGTCATGTTATCTCCTTATTATTTAAGAAGTTCAGCAGCAGTTGCTTCGAACTTGTTCACGGCGATGGTGTAAGCGATGCTAGCGTTACGAAGTTCGTCACGGGCTGCTTGCAGTTGTTCGGCTTTGGTAGGTTCCACGGTTGGTGGCAGCACAACCCAAGTGCCTTTGCTTACGTAATCTTTGACGGAGCTAACATCGTACGTGGTGTTACCACCGTCCCATTTTACCGTAGCACGGTCACTGCCTTTCAGGCCCGTGATGTCCACCGTGTAGATTGTGGTTGCATCGTCTACATGGCGGAAGCGGAAGCTATTAGGCTCTGCTGGTTTAGCAGGCTTCACTTCTTCAATGTACTGCCACACACAACCGAACTTGGCACAGCCGTTCAGGTTGGTAACAAGCGCGCTTTCTTCCCAGAACGCTTTATGTTCGGGGGTAGCCACTTCGTCAGCGGTAGTGCACACAAACTTGGTGCCGTCAACGCGCGTCATGCGGAAGTTACCGCCCGGAGTGGTGAACTTGAACACATCCGGCAGGGTAGTGAACACGGGTTCGAAGCACGCCAGCGGGTATGAGAAGCCGCAATCTGCGATGGCGTAGCCTGTATTGTTGATGCAGACGCCCGTGATGGTAGTGGTCTTGCCCACCATTTTATCCATTTCTCCAACCCACGAATTCTGCCACTCGACGCCCTCACCCATGCCGTTCTTGTCGTCGGTTGCTACCGCACGGACCACACGGACTTTATCACCAATCTTCAGTTCCTTCATTTCATTCTCCTTGTTGAGTTAAGTTTGGTAGCTAGTGTTTTAAAATGATAGCTACCTAGCTGTCAAGCTAAATTACAGCGCAGCGCGTTCGGCCTTGGCTTTAGCCAGTGCTTTTTCTGCGTCTGCAATCGCTTTGTCCGCTGCTTCCTGCTTACGCTTCAGTTCGGTGAAGTCTTGGGCTTCCCACACCAGCGAACCACGTGCGGTAAAGTCTAGAGCATGGTAAGCCGCTGGCGGGTTGTACACCTTAACGATGTCGTAGCCGCTGTTTGCGCCGTGGATGCCTTCCGTCACGCCATTTAGACGGGCTTTCAGGGTAGCACCGCCCATTGCGTCCACGATGCGCAGGTAGCCGCTTTCTTCGTAGCCAACCATGCCCCCGCCGCCGTCACGGAATTCGACACGTTGGAACGGCTTCAGGTCAGCCGTAGCGAACTTAATGCGCTTGCCGTTTTCATCAACGCCGTTGGTGTCGTCGGCTACCAGTTCGAAGCGGTAGCCGTGGTAGCTAAAGCCTTCATGGTCAGAGCCTTCCAAGCCCAGCGAGCCGTCATAGCATAGTTCGCGGACGGTGTGTACCGAGCCTTCCAGTAGCCTGCCCGACGAGTAGCGACTAGCGGTGTTACGGCCTTGGCCGACTTTGACGATTACTTTACTACCGATTTTGATTGCGCTCATGATTATTTCTCCTTGAGTTAGTTTACCCTATAGGGCAGTTAAGTAAGCAGCTAGTATAGTAGCTAGCTGCCTTGGTTGTCAAGCCTTATTTCAGGGCTGCTTCAGCGGCTTCGACTTCTGCTTGCGCAGCAGCCAGCTTAGCTTTAGCGGCTTCCAATGCTTCACGCTTGGCTGCGTCTACTGCCGACCAGAGCAGTTCACCACGGGCTGATACGTTCAGGTAGCTAGCAGCGTGCTTCGGGGCTGCGTACACTTCCTTGATGTGGCAGCGATAGCCGTCAGTGCTAAGGAAGGCGCGATCCCAGCAACTTTCGCCAGCGTAGACGATAGCAGCGACGCTATGTTCAGCTTCTTCCACGAAGATAGCAGCACGGCCATCGTTGGTAATGACACGCATCCCGGTAGTCAGGTCAGCGATGGTAGTGATCGTGTCGGCCTTCACCAGTTGGAAACGGTGTGGATGTTGGCCGCTACCGCCAATGCCCACGCACTTGATAAGATCACAACCTCCGTCGCTTTCGTACATGACGATTTCCGACACAGTAAGAACCTTGCCCACCGACTCACTGAAGGAGCGGGAACCTTCCGAGGACAGAACAAGAACTTGGCTACCAACTTCGATGCCATGCGAACGATTGAGTTTACGGGTCATGTTATTTCTCCTTAAGTAGTTTGGTAAGAAGCGCCTTACGCTTCGTTGCATTTGACACAGAAACGCCAGTATACCCGTTCTTAGCTAGCAGTGCAAGTGATTTCGACTTATTTTTCAAAATCTCTGTTACCTGCTTTTCTAGCTTGGCTTCTTCGAAGCTAATGCCTTTCGACTGGGACAGAGTATAGCACTTGTGGCAAGGCTTGCACAAGACCCGCAGGTTCGTAACTTCGCAGAACAAGCGGCCCACGAATGGGCCGATGTCATCCGTAGACAGGATGCTACCAGCGTCGTGCGGGAAGTGGTCAACTTCGATTTCCTTCTGCTTAAACCACTCCTTACAGATAGCACACATCACTTCGTACTTCTGAAGCTTGTTAGGGCCTTTGTAGGGCCTTCTGGCAGCTTGAATAGCCTCACCCCTGCACGGCCAGCGCAACCACTTGCTACGCAGCGCAGAACGAACCCAAGCTAGGTACTGGGATTCTGTCATCGTGCCACTACACCGGGTTAGCTGGCCTTTTGGCTTCTTAGTTGCCATTAGTGTTCCACTCCCAGCTTAGTTAGCACAGCCTTAACGTCGATCTTGTCACCTTCGTGGCGTAGCATCATAGCTAGCGAGAACATTTCCTGCATCACGTGCAACCAGTCAATCTCAACCGGGCCTTTGCAGCCTTCCACAGTTTTCTTCTCGGGGTAAAGCATTTTGAACACATCCACCAAGGCTGTGAAAGCTTCCTTGTCTGTGGTGCAGTCCTTGAGTGCGTTGTACGCCCCTTTCTCTGCCCACTTCTTGTCACTGAAGCAGTTAGCTTTGTAGTTGTCAGCCGCATCGCCGTTAGCTACTTGGAAGTACAACCACATCCGGCCCTTGCCATCAACCTTGCCCTTGTCGTTCAACCACAGCCCACCGAAGCCTTCAATCAGCCGGGGTTCAACATCATTGTTCGGGTCGAAGTGCCAGCCTTCCGTACCCTTGCTATCCTTGTCCACAGCTACGCCGATGACACGGGGGCCAGTACGCCCAGCAGCCTTCCACGCCTTGTAGCCAGCTAGTACGTCGATACAGAACGCATCATCCGTTTCAATGCCGTAGATCATCTTACTATTGTGGCGTTCGCATACGTAAGCTTTCATTTCGTCCAGCAGCAACGGGCGTAGCAGGTCTTCACGGTTGCCCTTGTATGGTAGCAAGGTAGCTAGCTTGTGGCGGAACACATCCCCCGAGCCTGTATAACCCCGGTAGTTGTGGCAGTTCAGCTTAGCACAGATGGACTTGATCTTTTCGTCAATAATCATCTTAGCACCATCGCTAGGACTCATGAACGTATCCGGCCCACGTACTTCATTACCGTTTTCGTCAATGCCCGTCAGTTTACCCTTCTGCCTGAACGGTCGTGGGCGATGCCCCGGTACAACTTCGAAGTCTTCAGCCTTGTAGTAGTCCGTGCCTGCTACCGAGTTCTTAAGCCCGATCCAGCCGCCTACCTTTTTACGCCAGTCACCCCATAGGGCCGTTACGTTGTCAAGCTCTAGCACTTGCCCTGTAGGCTTGTGCGTGGCTGTAATGAACTTTTCTTCGCTAACGCTCACAGCGTCGAATATTACAAAATCCATATCAAACACCAGTACGTCTTCTTGACCAATCGGTTTCATGTTCCATGCCTTTCTGTGTATCCGGCCCCGGCCTTATTTAAAGCCTCGATAGCTTCAGCACGGCACTTTACTGCCAATCTGAAAGCTTCTTCTTCGCCGTACTTGTTAATGGTAAAAGTCTTGTTGCGTTTAACGCCCTGCAAATCCACCCACTGCGCAGTCCACACCGGGTACTCCATGCCCTTATGCTTCGGTATTCTTAGGTGTACGCCCGTCACTCCCGTTGTGTTGGACTTATGCTTAGGGACGTTGCGCCTGTTCACCACCTTCAACACTCTGCGTAGGTTGCTTGCTGCGTTGTTACCTTTATCGCCGTCTACGTGGTCAATTTCAAATCCGGTACAATCACCGTACACAAGCTCACACACGATTCGATGACAAGCATAATTCTTATCTTCGTGCTTGACCTTCCAGTAACCTTCGGCGTTCTTGCCCCCCACACACGCGTCTGCTGGTGCGAACATCACCTTATGCCCAGTACCACCCATGAGAGGGTGTACACGGCGTAGGCCGCTAGGGCTGCTTTCACTGTAGTAGAAAACATCACTCCAATCCATAAATCCTCCAACGAAAAAGCCCCTACAACCGCAAAGTCGTAGGGGCTGTTACTTACTTAGTTGCCACAATACTAAAACGGCACATCGTCGTCTTCCACCGGGGCAAGAGCAGGCTTAGCCTTCGGTGCAGGCTTAGCAGGAGCTTCCTTTGCAGGGGCAACTTTGTCAGCAGCCGGGGCTGGAGTGCTACCACCGTCTTCAGCTTCGAACGCTTCAATTGCTTTCTGCATGTTCGAACCAGCGTAGTTCTTCGCCAGCTTGATAATGCCGCGAATGTTCTTGCGGATAAGCTGTACATCTTCCTTCTTAGCGTTTTCGAAGGTAATGCACTTCGGCTCAACTTTCAGGGCTGCGAACACTGGCACTTCTTCTACTTCGTTGCCTTCAGCGTCTTCCTTGATAACTGCTGCAACCGGGTTAGGCTGCTTGAAGTTAACGTTGGTGTAGACGATTTCGTTGCCGTCTGCGTCTTGCTTGCCCGATGGAGTCTTGCGCACTTCAACCTGAGCCATGAACTGACCGTTCAGCAGTTGCGAAATGTCCATGTGTTCCTGAACATCAGGCATACCGACTGCTTTAGCCAGCTTGCTAATCATGTTGTTATCGTGCAGCATCCACTTGCCACCCTTGATAGTCTGCTTGGTAACAGGGTCTTTTGGCGGGGTAGCGAAGAAGCCAATACCTTTGAACTTACCTTTGAAGGTGCCGTTCAGTGCGAGGCGGTAGTGGGCCATGCCGATTTCACCACCGTAGTCAACGGTATCGTTCACCAGATCAGCGAAGATCGCCACGTGTTGCTTCGGGGTCTTTTCCGAACCATCGTCACCCGGCTCACGGTCTTGCACACCAAGATCAACAATCAGGGAAACACGTGCACGGCGCAGGCCAGCTTTTGGTTCCGGGTAGTTGCGTTGAACGTAATCGCCACCACCAGTGCTGTCATCACGGGAACCCATTGGTTTGAAACTCATATCTACTTCCTTTTCACTTTGTTTAAATAAGCGTAGCCTGTTAGGGTCTTACGCGGGTTGCATAGCACAGCTATGTCTTGGAAGGGCCGAAGCCCTAATTCTTACTTGCCGCCCGAAGGACGCCAGCCGTTCTTGACTGGATCGCCACCCGGCCAACCTTCTGCTGGTGGGTATGCGAAGTAGGTGCGACCCAGCTTGGAGAACGTACGCGAAGCACGTGCTTGGTTCGACTTTTGAATCTTGTGGTTGTTAGCGATACGGCGTGCCATAATTTAAATCTCCTTGTTTGGTAGGTTATTCCGCCAGTTCGTAGCGGGTGTTCAGGGTTTCGAAGCTAGTACCGTCCACCGACTGAACCGGGGAAGTGGATACGACTTGACCGTTCAGGTATTCGGCTGGATGATCCACGGCGATGACGCTATGACGGTAGCCTACGGTCGGTTCACGGCTGGAAGCCACGTGGTACTTGACCACAGGTTTTTCTTCGGTGCGCGTTGCTTGCTGCGCTGCCACGTGTTTGAAATACTCACCCACACTGGCAAACTTAGACATACTCATTACTTTCTCCTTGGATTAGCCTTAACAGGCTTGGTTACAAGCTAGCCCGTTTGGGCTAGACCTGAATTCTACACTAGCTAGCTAACTCTGTCAAGCCCCTGTTACTTACCGTACTTGCGGTACAGGATGTAAGCAATGTCAGCAGCACACACCACGGCGATCAGCACGTTCAGGTATGGCACAAGCGACAGGATAGCTACGATCAGGGCAACACCGAAGCCCACACGGGCGGTGTACAGGTCGGTGATGGCTAGCATAGCTAGCACAAAACACACAATAGTCATTAACATTTACTTCTCCTTAGTTATTCGAACAGGCGTTCGACTTCATTGTTAAGATACTCATACTGCTTCGTTTCCTGTACTAGCTTGGAAGCGTTGTAGGTAGAGTATCCATTTTCATGCAACCAGTTTAGCAGCTTCACTGCGTTAACTTTATGCACATTCGTTGATAGCGTCTTCGCTACTATGTGTCCTTTAGGAAACCCTCTAGTGAACGTCACCCAGAACGGGAATTCCATCAGCACCGACACGGGTTCACCGCTACGGTATTCCATGCCACGGTTGCGCATCACAACTTCGGTAGCAGCAAGGCGCATCTGTTCGTAAATGGCCTTGCTTGCCTTCCTTGTTGCTTTCTTCTGCGCTCTAGTGGCCTTTACACGCCGCTCAGCCATTACGACCAGAGTTGGATCATGCCACAGGTGAAGATGATAGCCGTGGAAGCCGCTAGAAGCGCCCCGCCAACCCACACGACCTTAGCCCAGTTAGAACCGTAACCTTTGGCCGTGTCTACCGTGATACCTGTAAACACAAAGATTGCTGCCAGTGCCAGAAGCGTAACGCCCACCTTCATTGCCAGTTCCATGTTTACTCCCCTTTAAGTTCAGCCGGGGTAGCCCCGGCGTGTAGGATGCGGTCAAAGAACTGCGTCCGTGTGGTGTAGACCGAAATAAGCTTCATCGCTGATTCACGCTCTTTGACAGTAAGCTTTTCAAGATGCTGCCTGATTGCTTCACGGTCTTCTTCGCTAAGCGGCTTCTCATCGGCTGCTTGCTTGATTGCGGCTTCCTTACGTTCTTCGTAAGTGCCACGCCTGTTTGCTGCACCCATTAGCGTACCGCCTTTTGCAGTTGAGCCAGTGCGTTTGCCAGAGCGTCAGCGGTATAGGGCTGGCTCTTGTCGGTAGTTGCACCGCCCAGCGTCACAACGTCAGCGACGAGTGCAACAGGGGTTTCGACAACAGCACCAACAACGGCTTTGGTAAGACCAGTGATAAGACCAAACATTTTATTTCTCCTTGTGAGTTAAGAAGACAGCAGTGTAGCTCATAACTACCTTGCTGTCAAGCTTCTTTCGTGCTTACTTACCTGCGTTGACGATGCCTTTGAAGTCAGCCGGAACAACGATGGTGTGAACCTTACCTTCACGGATGCCGTAAGCGATTTCCAGACGGGCTTGAGCGTCCATGTATTCGATAGCGCCCTTGTTGCGGCTCAGTGCTTCGACACGTTCTGCTTCCTTAACTGCGGTCTGCACTTCGACATCCTTAGCGGCGTTCTCTGCCTTAGCAGCCACCAGACGGATTGCAGCAGCTTTCACGGCTTCAGGCGGTTCGATGCTCTTAACCTGAACTTGGCCGATGGTGATGGAACCGTCCAGCTTTTCAGCAGCCAGCGTGTGACGCACTTGTTCAGCGATCTTCTTTTCGATTTCGTCACGGCTGTTGTTCATGGTGATCGAGTCGTAGTCACGGGCCACTTTGTAGACGGCGTTACGAACGGTAGTTTGCAGGTACGAATACATCAACAGCGTATCGCCTTCCTTATCTTCGGCGTGGAAACCCCGGCTCTTGTTGATGTAGAGGTCGCTAACAGCTTTCGGGTTGATGCTGTAAACCACGTTCACATCAAAGTCGCCCATTGGGCTGTTGTCGGCTGCGGGTGGACGCATATCAGCCACCGACAGCGCGATTTCACGCACGGGGAAGTCTTCCACGCCGCCGATGAAGGTTTGGTTGAACGAACCTGCAACGCGCTCAGTTGCTTCCACGGTCTTGTCGAAGTTGGTACGCAGACCCACGTTACCTTCCGGTACAACGTGGCAGGCGGTCAGGGTCAGGGCCATTGCGATAGCAGCAAAAATCTTTTTCATGGGTAGTTCTCCTTAGTATGTGTCGTTAATTGATTGATTCCGATTAGGAAACGATTGCTTCCATTTTGGAAGCAGCCGACAGGGCGCGGGTTGCTTCCAAGTCGGCGTCACGTGCAGCTTTGGTAGCAGCAGCGGCCTTGGCATCTTGGCGTGCAGCTTCAGTACGCTGAAGGTCAGCAGCCTTGCGCAGACGCAGGATAGCCTTGTTGAATGCCGACAGTGCGCCGTCAACGGTGTAGAACTTCATAAGCAGTTTGGTAAACATTGTAATTCTCCTTTTGGGTTAGTGTGTAAATCGCTTGCTTGTTTGGTAGCGACAGAGATAAGCATGAAGCATCTTACCTACCCTGTCAACTACTTTTTACTCTTTTTCGTGCAGCTTCAGACGCTTAATGTCGGCGTGTGCAACTGCGGTTATGTTGTGGCGTTCGATTTCGTAATCCTCACGGACGTACTCTTTCACGTACCACCCCGTACCGCCTTCCTTACGTGTGTGGACAGGAACCATACGGGTGTGTTGCTCCTTCCACTTCACCACCTTGTACCAAACCTTGTGCTTAGCAGGTTCGGTTTGTCCAGCCCCGGCCTTGCGGTCGGTGATGGTACGATGCCAGTATTCTACACCGTCAATCGTAAGGTGCTTGTCAGGAGCCGGGTAGCGGGACGGCTTAGGTTCCACCTTCAGGCCCTTAGCCAAGCGAACAATCTTGGTGGCCGGGTCTACATAAAGCGAACCCTTGCTAAGCGGGTAGAACTCTTGGCTGCTACGCCGCCAGTTAGCAATCTCATGTGGGTAGCCGTCGATCATTACGGTATTCTGCTCAATGGCAGACCACCTGTTAAGGCGTTCACGCAACCAATCTTCGGTGTAGGCCCCTTGCTGCCTTGCTACGTGGCAGTAGTCCGAGAACACGGTGTCCCAGTTCTGGCCGACCTTGGAACGAAGGAACCGTTTGGTTTTGTTATCCCAGCGATCCCACATTTTGTTGTGACGCCAGCGGTCTTGCCCGTGACGGCGAGAACTGCCCGTGAATTGATCCATCACTTCGTAGTCGTCGTCAAGCTTAAAGTGCTTGGCACGGCGGCAGTAGTTGTGCATCTTAGTCATCAAGTCTCCTTCTTCGTTACGACACAAACATCCTAACAAGGGCCGGAACCCTTGTCAAGCTTCTTTGCTAGCTAGCTAAAACAAACAGCGGTAAATTCTACCCGCTCCGTACCTTCCACGTACTTGCCCACCAGCGGCAAGCCACTCAAGGAAAATACTGCGTAGCTTCCCCTTGTTAGCTTGCCTGCTAGGTAGTGCAACAGCACAACGTCAAAGGTGTCTGAAGTCCAGTTTCTTGTTAGCATTAATGACATTCCGCCCAATTCCTTCCTAGGATGTAGTCAGCCGAGAGCGTCACGTTCAGTTTAAAGTGTTCGCTTGTCTCCCGTACGGCTTCAACAACCAGTTCGCCAGCACGGCAATAGCCAAGGTAGAAACCCTTGTCAGACTGCGCAATCTCGCTCCACGGCTTATCCTGTGCCTTCTTGAACTCCTTAGCTGCCTTCTTAGCTGCTTCGGCTTCCGGCGTAGGAACCTTCTCCAACTTCTCGTTAGTCATTTCGAAGTCACCAGAGACAGGGAACAGCTTCCACTGAATCATGCTCTTGTGCATTTCAAGCTGGCCTTCATCGTGGTAAGCGATAAGCTGCTGTACAAACTTCTTAGCTTTCCAATCGTCCGTCCAGAAGTCCACGGTAAGCCCTTCCGCACGCATCTTACGGTCGTGCAGAACCATAGCTAGCTTAGCACAAATAACGCCTGCACTCTGGAACAACGAGTTAATAAGAGCCGAAGCCGAACGCGTAGGGATTTTACGTCCGTCCACGCCAAGAATGAACTTCTTACAACCACCCTTGTCATCCATACGTTCCCAGAACGCTTTAAGCTTCTCTGCCAGCAACAACAGCGGCCTTGCAGCGTCCCAGTAGGCTTCGTAAATCAGCTTGCCAGTGGCAATGTCACAACCAATGGTCTTAGCTACACGGGCTGGTTGCCCACCGTAAGCACAGCAATACTTCACCGTCTTAGCCGGGGTACGTCCAAACGCCTTGCCAATAGCAGCCGAAATCTTGGTAGCAGTTAATGTGTGCACATCGTTTGGCTTTTCACCAACCAACGAACGACAGTAGCTTTTATCTTCATCATCGTAACGCCAGCAGTAGTGCGACTCAATCATAGCTTCCAAGGAAGCGAAGTCGTAGCCCATCTGCATAAACCCGGCCAGCACATCCACGCCGAACAACTCACGCAGTTCTTCCCCGAACAGCGAAGTCACACGCGGGATGTTAGCCACCAGACGGTGTTTAAACCGCGTTGTAGCAGCCCCGCACGTGTCGGCTGGGGTTGGGATACGATGATCGTGATTGATGCGATCTACGGCCAACCAACCCTTCTCCATGTCAGCTTCTTCGTCATCAGGGTCAACGTTACCACCCAAGATGCTGTTACGGCGGTGCGAGAACGTCAGGTATTCGCTAACTTCCTTGGCGTACTTGAACTTCGCCTGCATAGCTTCACCTAGCAAAGCGGGGTCAATCTCCTTTTCCACGCCAACGGTCAGGGTTGGGTTTGTGTAAACCTTCAGTGGCCGCTTCATGTGGTCATGCTCTTTCAACCGATGTTTGACCATTTCCCGGCTGTGGTAGAGCGTGATACCGAGGCCGCGAACGTCTGCTAGCTCCGTCATCCGGTCTTCCTTGAATGGGCCGTCAAACGTCTGGTCAACCCACTTGTCAATCGCTGCGTCAAACTTCTCTTTTGTCTGCTTCTTTTTCTTACTGTCTACCGTCAGGTCACGTTCCTTAAACGCCGTAGGGTTCCATCCCATTTCGACTAGCCAGCCCTTGATGTGGGTTGTGTCCTTGATCGTAGCAGGCATGTGCGTGAAGATGGGCGCGGGCGGTAGTGGCAACGTGTGCATGACGCCGTAAAGCTCAACCCTATACACGCCGTCCACTTCCTCAATCTTACCACCGTGCTTCTCTGCGAAGTTGGTAATGTGGGCGTTCGGTGTTGTATCCTTCTTAAACTGCTTCGCCGGGGGCGTGTAGTCCTTCATGGCCGTCTTGGTAAGAGGCTTAGCAGGAATCAACGGCTCCACAATAGCACGCAGCTTTTCCATCTTGTCGTCCAGCACTTTTACATGCTCTACCGCCTTGTCCCGGTTAAACCAGAACCCGCGATGCTCCTGCCGGGTGATAAGCTCTTTAACAAGCTTCTCAAGCTGGTACGGACGTTCCCAAGCCCACGTTCCCCACTCACGGAGCAGGAAGTCATGTACCCTGTCGTTAACGTCCAAGTCTCGTTCCATGTACGGGACCATGCGGGGATGGAACACGCGGAACTCCGCCCCCTTCGGGTCTGCTACCGTGATAAGTCCTAGCTCGATAGCCTCTGCTCGCCAGTCGATCTTTTCCAACCCCAGCAGGCCACCGAAGTAGTCAATACTGTGCTGTGGACGATCCGGGTTAAGCGTCTTCGACATAACCAGCGTATCGGTGATGATGATTGGTTGTCCACAAATTGTGTCAGGCTCATCGAAGTAGCCAATCGTGTAGTCAAGCCCGATAGCAGACTTCATAACCAGATGGTCGAAGTTGATTGTGTTATGGCCGATTAGTTCCTCTGCCGTGTCAAGGATGAATTCTTTCACGCGACCGTTGTAAATGTCGTCGGTCAGGAAGACTGTCTTTTCCTTCGTCTTCTTGTCCTTGAAGCCTACGCAATGCACGAAACGGTCATCCTTCAGCTTGTACGGGGAAGCATTGTAATCCACCCAATCCGAGTTAAGGAGTGACTTAGATTCAATGTCCCAGATATACTTCTTCTTCACTTCCTTTCTCCTTAGTCGTAACCTTCAGGTAGCAGTTCAACCTTGTCACTGCCCCCGTAAATCATCCCGCCAACCGGGGCCATTTCCTCTGCGTCACCGTCATAAATAAGCACGGTTGCTCCCGGGTCCGCTTTAGCCAGCATGGCTATCAGTTCTCTCACTTGCATATTGGCTCCTAATTAAGTTCCAGAATGGCGTATTCTTCGTTTGGGAACTCTCGTTGCATGTAGTCGCGGTTTTTGATCGCAATGAGCTTGTCGTCGGTAACGGCACGGGGAACCTTCCGGCCTTCGTAGTCGCTCATGCCACAGGTACGCCAGTTGGTTCCTTCAGCCTTCCGCATCAGCTTGTACCGGGCCTTCGTGTCTCTTGGTTTCATACTTACTCCTTGGGTAAAATAAAGGGCCATGATACCGTAGTATCACAGCCCTGTCAAGCTAGCTTGGTAGCTAGTTAGCGGTTTGCCTTTGCATCCAGCAACAGGCAGATGAATCCTGCCAGCCACCAAATCAGGTCAGCGTCGAACGCAATACAGGCTACCAGTCCGAAAAGTGCAAGCATGTTACTTCCCCTTGTTAAAATACTTCGTATGTAAGAAGGTAGACGTAATGCTGCCCAGTCCACCACCGAGGCCGATAGCTAGCACCACCCAGCCCAAGCCGTTGTGCACCACCTTCAGTAAAATCACGGCTTCACACACGGCCATGAGCATACTGACGGGCAGGATGCAAGCGTACTTCCTGTGCATCACATTAAGCTGCTGGAACGAACGCAGCCCAATGTTCAGGAAGCTAGCAAAGAAAGCCGCTAGATAAAGCATCAACCATTCTCCCGCACCCGGACGCTACCCAGCTTACATTTCAGTAGTTTTTCAGCTTGACGCAGGCTGGTAGCGAATGCTTGCGCTTCGTCGTGGGACGGGAACGCTTCGAACTGTGGCTTACTGTTGTAGTAATCACTAACGTAGTGATAAACCGAAGTCCATTCCACAATCCACAACTGCGCTACGGTAACTTCCCGTGTGTTGTTCGTTTCCGGTACTTGCTTCTTCTTCCAGAACCACATATCAACCGCCTACCGTGTAGTGTTTCGGGTTCTTACCTTCGTGGACGGCTGCAATCTGCGGCACAAGTGCCTTCAGTGCATCACGCTCTTTCAGGTAGCCAGCCATTTTCAGGCGGTCGTCAATCAGCATTCCAGCAGCACGCGCTTCCACAAGGATAGCCACGTTGGCAAGAACACCGCCAAGGTGCGGCACACCGTCAGCCGGGTCAAATTCTTCGCCTGCTTCCCACGAAGCAAGGTGGCGTTTGATAGCCGCGATGTAGATGCTAGCTTCCACCGGAGTGTTAGCGAAGTTAGCCTTGCCGTACTTCAGCGAACCGTTGTACAGGGCCAGTGAACCGTAAGCCGAAGCAAGGTTGCTCCACATATTCAGCGGAATCGAAGCCAGCCCGTATTGCTTCTTCGGGTTGGTGTCGGGCGGCGAATCTTCGTCGTGGTGGACGAACCCACGGTCAGGGTATGCCTCCTTCGCTGGCGTAACAACCGGGCAAACACGGTAGGCAACGATGTCATTTTGTGCACCGTCATGCTGCCAGAATTGGCTAGAAGCATCACGTGCGCTTGCCTCAAACTCGTTAGCACGCACATTGAAAGCTGGACGTTCGCCGTCACGATAGCGAACATCCACACGGGTGCCGTCTGGTACAGGGCATTCACCGCCGTTCCAGCTAATGAAGCCGTCCTTACCCACTTGCACAGTTTCAGTGCCGCCAGCAGCTTCCACCACATCAGCCACCATAGCTTGCAGGGTGACAGGCTCTTGCACAGGGCGGTAGTAGGCGATGCAGCCAAGGCTCGCACCAACGCCCCACCACCAAGTATCGGCTTCATGTCTTGCGTTGGTCTGTCCCCGGTTAAACATCACTTCAACCTTACCTTCGATGGTAGGTTGCACGCCAGTATTCTTGATCCAGCCTTCAGCGAGCATGACCGCTTCGGCACGCTTAGCAACAGCACGCTTGCGTTGATCCTTCTTACGTGCCTTGCGGATTGCCTTGACAGCATTGACGGCTTCACGCAAACCGAAGAACGTAAATTCGCCAGTCTTAGGCTCCCACCGCTGTTCTTGTGGGCAGTTGGTGATGCGGCAATCTTCGTCAACCATCAGGAAAGAGTTACCGTTGCTGTAGTCAAACTTGGTGCGGCAACCCGAAGCCCATTTGAACCCGAGCTTGAACATCAGTTCTTGTGCACGATGGGATTGTTCAAGGTTTTTAGTACGAATAAATCCACCCTTGAACTTGTCGGTGATGTGGTTTGTTGCAAAACTCATGTGTTACTCCTTTAGTTAGTTAATAATTCCTGCTGCTACGGCTTCTCTTTTAATTTCAAGCTTTTTACGGTCTTCGTTAAACTTGTCCATCGAATAGGGATTATCCGGGCCGTAGGAAAACAAAAGCTTTAGTAGTTCTCTTGTGTCGTCCCAGCCAGCAGCTTCCAGCCTGTCGTTTGCTTCTTGCCGCTCCCGTGCCTTAATGGCAGATTGTACTCGGGCTTCGCGGCATTCTGCTTGGTATTGCTCTGGAGTCTTACCCTTAGCCGGGTGATTGTCCATGTGATGCTTAACTCTTGCTAACAAGTGTTCGCAGTCGTTTAGCAACCAGCCTTCCGGCATAACCCCGGACGGCTGAACGTCAGAGTGTTCGTGGACTACGAAGCCGTTGCGCGTCATGAATTCCAACCACTTACCAGCCTCGCAGTCTTTGTGGAAGATGCGTAATGAAACGCCCCTAGCCGTTGCCGAGTAACTTCCGTAAGCAGTCTTCCTTATACGTGCTTTAGCCACTTTCATACTGCGTCCTTAATGTTTGAGTTAGTAGAGTAGGCAGTGTACTAGGCCACTACCTACCCTGTCAAGCACTTTAGTAGCCTGAACCTTCAGTTTGCGCAAGAATCACTTCCCAGGTGTCGTCATCCACCGAAAACGCATCGGCAACGCCTAGGTAGCTCCACGGGCGATTCTTCAGCACGGTAAGCCGCACGTTACCCCGGCTACGGTCTGGAAGAATCTCAGGTTCCAAGCCAAGGATGATGAACGAAAGCTGTTCAAGCGCAGCCGAACCACGCATCATTTCCTTGTTCACCGTAACCCAGAACGGCTCATCTTCCTTACCCTTCGGGGCCTTGTAGTCAGCCGTACGGTTGATGTGGCTAACCGCGATGATGCAGACGTCGTTAGCAGCACAGAAGGCCGCTAGCTCCGTCATAACCATATCCAGTTCCTTACGCTCGTTCGCAATATCGCTACCCGAGATAACAACCGACAGGTGATCCAGAATGATGTACTTGCACTTCTCTACAAGGTGCATGTGCTTGATCTTGCTCATCAGTTCCGTAATCGGCAGGCTACCGAAGTGGCCCAGCATGATAAGCTTGTCGTCATTCTTGATACTATCGTATGCTTCTTGGATAGCTTCACGGCTAGCACACTGAAGCGGGTTGTTCTTGAACTTGTTATAGTTCACCTTCAGCTTCGCAGCAACCATACGTTGCAGCGTTTCTTTGTTGGTTTCTTCCAAATAGATCATGCCAACGCGTTCACCAGCTTCAATGAACCCGCTAGCGAAAATGGAAGTAACCGTGGACTTACCAACACCAGACGGCGACGTAAGTAGCACAAGCTCACGCGTACGGAAGCCGTGAATCTTGCGCATCAACTCTGGGAAGCAGTTGATGTAGATGCCTTCCGGGCGTGGTGCAATCAGTTCGTCAAACGAAATGTCAGACGCACGCGTAATCTTCTCAGCCGAGTAAGCACGCTTGCCGAAAGCCACCAGACGGGCAAGCTCCATAGATTCCCCGGCTTGCATCATATCTGAGGCGTCTTTATGGCCGCTAGGCGTCGTTGTAACGAACAGGCTGACAGCAGACCCTACCAGTGCGCTAGCAACAGCTTCACGGGCTTCGTGGCCCCGCATAATGCCCTTCAGCTTTTCAGCCGGGGTAGAGTAGTCGTCATCGAAGAAGATGTTCAGCGAATCGAAGCTTTGTACAAAATCTTCGTTCTTCAACACGGCTTCCACCGCGTTAGCTGTACCCATCGGGATAGATACAATGAACGGTTCAAGTCCATCGTACTTACCACCCTTGACGCTATCAACTGAAGCTTGGTAGCAGCTTAGCGCATCCCATTCGCCTTCCGTCATGGTAAGCAGGTTACGCTTACGGCCCACGTTTTCAGCTTGGGTTTGGCCGAACAGCTTGTTACCAATGTTGACAGAGCCTACCGCCGTCCAATGAAATTTTTCACTCTTGTCTTTTGTCAGGTCTTGCTTCTTGTAGCCTGTGATCTTGCCTTTCTGGTCGTACGAGGGGAAGTAGACAGCTTCAATGGTGGAGCCGTCAGTTTCACTAATACCGACCTTCACACCGAACTTCTGACACGTTGCTTTGCTAATCCCGCGTTCTGGGATGTCACGGTACACGTAGCCTTCCACGTCCTTAACTGTCTCTTTCGGGACGTACTCTGGTTTTTCACTCATATAACTCTTTCCTTGTTCGTACATCTTACTTCCTTAGTTGAAACGGGGCCGAAGCCCCGTGTTGTTACGCTTCGTAGTTCTCGCCCGGAATCAGCTTGCGGTATTGAATCCAGCCCTTCAGGTTGCCCGACCACAGTTGGTAGTCACGATCCATGTGCGTGATGCCCGGTTGCCACGTGCTAGGTTGCCACGGGATGTTGCGGTACTTCACTTCACGGTTGATCGCTTCAACCTTGTCTTGCATAGGCGTAGCGCAGTGTTCAAACGCACTTGCGTGCTTCTTATCACTACCTACCAGACGGTCGTACACTTCGATGCTCTTAGCAATGCCGTAGCCTTCGTTGCGATACGAGACAGCAGCGCAGCGTGCACACGAAATTTTGATTGCTTCGTCCAGCGTGACTTCAACGATTTGGTCTTGCTCGTCGTAGATGCCATACCACACGCCTTCACGCCCATCAGCGTACACGTAGGTATCAATGTAAGGCAAGTGCCATTCACCCGGCTTCAGGTATTGTGGCGTAGCTGCTTCCATAGCTTCACGCATCACACGGGCAAGCTCACGAATCGTAGGGTCAGCAGCATCGTCGTCACGCAGCCACCAGAAGTTTTCCAGTTCGGTTGCGCTAAGAACCGTCTTCATCATCTGGAACGGCTCAAGCAGGCGGTTGTACACTTGCTTGTGGTAGCCAGCTTCCTTAAAGTTCCTTGCCATGCCAATAGCTAGCTGCTTAGCATCTTCCCAAGCTTCTTCGGGTGACACGGGGGCTGCACCCCACGAGCCTTTAACTTTGGCATCAAAGTCTTCGCCCTTATCTTGCATACCAGCTTGGTTAGCCCCGAAGCGTACAGGACGCCCGTTAAGCTGCAACAGCATCTTGTCGAACGGCACAGCACGCGAGCTAAAGCTATTACGCGACAGCATACGGTGCGTGTTCAGTTCGGCCAAGATCAGACGCGGATACTCGATTTCGAACGTAATCATTGGTACGCCGAACGGGCTTACCGAGTAGCACAGCACCGTTACTTTGATGCCGCATTTTCCTTCAAATGTTTTCAATCTTCTTCTCCTTGCGACTCCCGGTACTCTTGCATGGCATCATCCCAGCCACACCAGTTGTCAACGCCGTGGTTGCGAAGCGCGTTGTACTTCCAAGCGTCTGCTTGCATGGCGTTGAACTCTGTTTCCGTAAGCGTCACGGTTCCGTCACTGTGGAAAACCATTACACCACCCCCGCTGCTTCCAACACCTTAGCTACTTCAGCAGCCGTCAGTTGCTTGTTAATACGGATAAGCGTGACATCGCTCACTTCCACCATGAACTTAGTGACTTCGCCACCCGATGCGACAGCCGGGGCTGGAATCGTGATGTAATCCAGATTCAGGTAGGCCCAGCCGTCGCTATCTACCGTTTTAGGCACGTGGAACGCTGGCAAGTCGGTGCCGTCATCGTTACGGAACGTAACCAACGTTCCGTCCAGATCGTCGTAACCCTTACCGTTGCTTTGATACAGGTAGGATTGGCCGACAACAAGGCCCATTTTCTCTGCTGGCGTAGTCATTATTTATTTCCTTTCACGATGATTGCTGCGATTTGTGCTTGTTCGGCTGGGGTCAGCTTACGGTCAACCTTAATCACGGTCGTTTCGACGGTGCGGGTTGCTGCTTCAAAGGTAACACCCTTAGCCGGGGCAACCATCACTTGAGCGTAGGCGTAACCTTCATAGCTAGTGGCGAGGTTTCGGAACAGTGGGCAGCTTGAGCCGTCATCACGGACGAAACGCACCTTAGCACCCACGGGGAACTTGCTAACGTGGCCCGAGTCACCTTCCACGGTGTATTCATTACCAACGATTAGGCCCAGTTCAGTTGCTTTCGTACTCATTTTTGTTTCTCCTTTGGGTTGTTACGGTAGAACACGTGTCCACCGATTGAAAAAATTCGTTTCATCTTAGAAGCCCATGTGGGCTTCACTTGTTTGCTATGAAAGTAGCTAGCGTTCGGCACGACAGGCTTTACCTTCCTCACTTCGCCCAACCGTTCCAACATCGCATCATCGGCCTTCAGCCGCATACCACGGCGGTAGCCTGAGAATTGATGCTTTTGCTTCACTACTTCACAAGCTGTTAGGTTACGAGTCGTCATGCGATGCTTTACAACATCATACACGGCCCGTTGGCCCGTTAGGGGTTCGCCCCTTGCTTCGTCATGGATAACCCACGCAAAGCAAATGTCGTCACTACTGATAACCTTCGCTATTGGCGCATCAGGTGCCTTGGGCGGGACTGCCAGCGTAGTTGTTACACAAGATAGCAACAACACAAGCAGCCCCCTTACGGCCCAGCGCATCAGCCCTTGTGCAACAGGTATTCGTTCGAAATTGCCTTGAACGAAAAGTCGCGGCCATACGCCTTGAATACAATACCTTCACGCATCACGCCTTCATTGTCACCCTTGCCGGATGCGAACGTAAGGGCCTTCTGCACAACGTCATCGCCATCCTTCAGGCCGAGAATTTCACGCAGCGTGCCTTCAGCTACAACCGTAGCGTGATTGATTTCGCTAATACCTGCAAACAGGCGGCGTTCACCCGGTAGGTAGTATTTCTGTTCGTCAATGTCAAAGATGTCAAACAGGTGGAATTCCACACCGCTAACCTTCTCGTAGTTACCCTGAATATCCGGGGCAACAACTTCGCCTTGCAGGGCAATGCTACCGTCCGTCATCTTGCTAGCACCGCTACACAGGTAGGCAAGCAGTGGAGCAGCGGCCTTGTGGAAGTTGCTGTTGCCTTCCAGCGGCAGTAGGACGTTACGCGAGCAGATGCCAAACACAGGCTCTTGCTTGCCGCCGAAGAAGCGAATCTTCAGGCGAGTCCACAGCGAATCCTTGATGCCGAGAAGCTTCTTAGCGTCAGCGTAGTATTCGCTATCCGGGTTCACACGGAACACCGTCATGCTGCTACCATCCTTCTTCATCGAAGCTTCGAACACGGTATCCAGTTCACGCACAACCAAGTGGCCGTAGTTCTGCACACGCTCTTGATCCGTCTTCTTGATGAAGTACGGGAACTCACGCGTCTTGCTAGGCATCAAGCTAGTGTTGGCGTTCTTTTCTTCAGGGGCTTCCCACTTCTGGATGCCCAGTGCTTCGGTAACGTCCGTGCCTTCAGCCAGACCCGATTTCAGGAATTCAGGGCTGTTACCAAATTTGGTCATCATCGACCCGGCCAGCGGCAGCAGCAGACCTTGGGAGATTTGCTTTTTAAGCTTGATCGTCTTCAGACGTTCGCCTTGGACGCCGCCGTATTCCTTCGGTGCGTAGCCTTCTTTGGTCAGGAACGGTGCAATCGTGTTTGGAATCCACGAATCAATTTCGAAGTACACGGCTTGGTCGCCTACAGCGAATTCACCCTTCTTCACCACGACTTGCCAGCCCTTGATAAGAGCCAGTTCGATACGGTCAGCGCCGGGGATGGGCAGCAAGGCTTTCACCACTTCGATAGTTGCCAGTTTGCGAGTCATAATTTCTCCTTAGTTAGTTTGTTAGCTACGAAGCCAGCCAAAGGATAGCACGTAGCGGGTACTACCTACAACCTTTGTTACGCTATGTTCGCACTCGTCAGGCCGGAACAGCTTTATCCGCTTAGTCTGGAAGATAGGAGTCTTGCAAACAAACTCACCACCTTCCTTGGACGCCTTCAGAACCACGTTCAGCCTGTAATGCTTGCCGCTTTGCACAGGGTCAGTGTGCGGCGGGATTTCCGAACCTTCCGGGTAGCGAAGGATGTAAAGGTCGAAAGGGAACGGCCATTTCCCGCTTAGCAGCAGCTTCTTTTGGTAGCCAGTGCCTTGCCTGCCCTGTTCCCACTTCATGTTAAGCCTTTTCAGCCAGCAGCGTACGGATTTGTGCGACAGGCAGGCCGAAGGTTTCATGTGCACGCAGGATGATCGTAGCACCCACCTTCAGCGAGCCAGCACGAATCTTGCTAACCACTGGCGGCTTCACATTCAGTGCGATAGCCAAAGCACGGTCGCTAGCTACGCCCTTGTCAGCACGCAGGTAGTTGAACAGGTTGCCCGAGGCGTCATTTTCGTAAGTTTTCATTTGTAGCTCCTTTGTTTGTTAGTCGTCAAACTGGCCTTCAACCAGTGCGATTTTCATGCAAGCGACACGGCCCGAAGCTTGTACCGCGTCAGCTTTAGCACGTGTTTCGTGGTTGTTCCCTGCAACCAGCTTACCATCGCGGTTGTGGACGTTGACGTAAATAAAGCCTTCGGCTGGTTTCGGTTGCACGTTTTGCAGGTCACGGGGGCTTGGCGAGCCGATGTAGTACGAACCGTCTTTAGTCCAGCTAATCAGATCAGCACTCTCCCCGATGTAGCCCTTTACTGGGTAATTACCGCGCCCATTTGTTACAAGGATGGTTACAGCCTTGCCTTCCTTGGTTTCCAGTGGCTTCGTGAAGTCCAGTTCAGCCTTAATTGCTACGAAGTGGCGTGGGCGAATGAACTGCGTGTCCACATAAGCGGATTGATCGCCGTAGTAGCACATCCCGCGAGCAAGAATGCTATCCCCCGCAGCATTTCGTTCGATAGTGACAATATCACCGTGTTTGAAATTGTGGTAGTTGTCACCTTCCTTGCCACCCGCGATGATACGAACTTTGTCACCAGCTTTAAGCGTTGATTCCATTTTGATTCTCCTTGAGTTAGTTAATAAAGCAGCTAGTATATTAGCTAGCTGCTTGGCTGTCAAGCCTTATTTCGGCCAACGGCCCGACACCAGCGTGACTTTGGCGATGCCGATAGGGCCACCAGCCAACAGGCTACGTGCGCTAGCTCCCGAACCGCGACGGGCTGCATCTGCGGTAGGGTACAGCTTGGTAGCGACTTGCTGGCCTTCACGGTTGCCTTTCGGGTCGAGCAGGGCGACGAACATTTCCGTCACGACTGGTTCCACCTTCGGAACTTCGTTGGTCAGGAAGCGGCGAGCTTCACGGTTCTTAGCAACACCGTTTACGGTGTATTTGGTAGGCAGTGAAGCTGAGCCTTCATACACCAGAACAGGGAACTTGGCATCACGCGGGTTCGTGGTCGTAACCAGAGCAACCGGGGTGCCTTCGGCAGTGAACAGCGGCTTGGTGAAGTCTAGCAGATGCTCCGCCAGTTCGAACGCCAAAGTTGCAGCCGTGTAGCGATGACTGCGGCCAGCAAGCTCGTCAATTTCAAGCCCGGTAGTGTCATACTCGATTCCTTCGTGGCTGCTGTAAGTAGTACCAGCTTTAGTGACGGTAACGATCTTACCGATGTCTTTTGGATGGGTGCCGTAGCCGCTTATAGCGATGCGTACGCGGTCGCCCACTTTGAATCCGACAGCTTTCATCTGGTCTTCCCCGATGATTTGGCTCTTGGTTTCGCCACGGTCGCCAACGCCTTGCACGTTGTAACGCTGCGCACCCATGCTGTTCGAATGCAGGGAAGTGATGGTGGCAACCGAGCCTTCACGCAGGTAGTGGCCAATACTGCCACGGCGGGTAACTTGGACTTTTTGACCGATTTTGAATTTGGTTTGCATGTTTGTTTCTCCTATTTGGTTAGCCCACATGGGCAATAAATAAACTACTTTTGCTGCGAGGACTGAATCTTAACCCAGCCTACGCGTCTTGTCAAGCGTTGCTAGCAAATTACTCTGCTAGCTTCTTTCCTAGCTTCGCCGCTTCGAACTGTGCCAACACGCGTTCCAGCGTATCTGCAATGGTGCGATCATGGCGAATCTCGATGAACACGGGCAGTGACAAGCTGTAGGTATTCTTGCCACGTGCCGTGCTAATGTCGTTAGCTTCGCAGGTAACAACCTTCCCCGGTAGTTGGTCACGAATGGCCCAGAGGTCTTCGCGTTGCTTGTCGCTGAAGCCCGTACCGACATCGTTGGTAAGTTTCTCACATTCGGTAGCGATGGTCAAGCCACCCAGCTTACCTTTTGCTTTACCCTTACCTTCGAAGCTACCTACGATGACGTATTCGGCTTCGAAAACAACCTTCACCTTCACGTTGTCTTTACTTCCCGAAGAAGTATCCTTCCAGACTCCGCTAGCGGTCTTCCACACAGAGCCTTCCAGCCCAGCAGCAGTGAGGCTGGTGTGTCGAGCCTTAGCCATAGCCACACTGGTGACTTTCCAGCACTGCACAACGTTGATGCTAGCGTTGTAGCGGTGAGATGCTACGGCAGTGCGTAGACCGTCCCAGCGATCTTCGTACGGACGCCCGGAGTAGCCAGTTTCGAACTCGCCCAGACTCAGCAAGTCCCATGCAATGTAACGGAACTCGTAGTCTTCGAACTCGCTTTCTTCAGCGCCTTGCAAGATGCTGTTAAGTACGCCGTTACCTTCCTTACGGGATAGCAACGTAGCAAAGCCAGCGTCCGTGGCAGCATGGCGATACACTTCCATTTCGCCTACCAGCACTTCGTTTTCATCCACGCCAGCCGACATACGGCCAACGAACCAGTCAGGATAGCAGCTACCTTGGCGGGTGCAGATGCGGCCCGGATTCAGGTAGGCAAACGAGCCGTCACGCTTCTCCTGCACGTAGAAGTATTCTTCCTTGTCGAAGCGTTCACGGGCTTTCTCATCCATGCTGGCGCAACGCATGTACGGTGGGATGAAGTACAGCCCCGGCCACGTGGTAAGCACCATCGTATCGCCCACGTTCGCACCAATTTTGCGGTCAATGATGTAGCCGAACAGTTCTTGCCCTTGTGCGTCAAAGGTAGCCAGTGTAACTTTCAGCAAGGACTTGCCAGCTTTCCCAACGAACTTGCGTTCCTTAACAGACTTTGCCAGCCAGTTTAGGTATTCTTGATCCAGCCTTGCCATGTTGCCCGGTGCAACTCCGGTAGGAAGCTTGGTGACGTAGTAGTTCACGGCAGGATCGTACACGGCCTGCATGTAAGCTTTGAACAGGTCGTTATCCTTGTTAGCTTCCAAGATAGCAAGCTTCTCGTTGTTACCGCTGGCGTCTTGCAACGCCTTCACGATTTGGTAGATGGCCATTTTCCGATTCTTTCTTCCTTGATAATTTTAATCATGTTGTCAAGCATCAGGAAGCGCCAGCCCTGAACTTGCTCTGACGTTCCTTTGTCAGTAATACGCGCCCCGAACTTCTTACGAAGAAAGTCTTCCATGTAAGCGTGCCTTCCGATGTGACGCCTAACAAGGTCGTTAAGCTCTTGTGGTCGGCTCACGCCGTACAAGATACGTGATGCGCTGGATAGTGCGAAACACGCTGGCCGCTGCTTGTGGGTCAAGTGGTATTCGCCCTTCCCGTTCCAAAGGTGATCTTTCTTGGCCTTCTGGATAATGGCGATAAGCTGCTTCTGCGATCCGTTGTAGAGTTCGCGCATATTATCTCCCTTCACGTTCGAATTGCTTAGCAATGCGGTTCAGCATATCCTTACGGCGTTCCTGCACCCACATTTCGCCCTGCTGCGTCACATATTCAGCGCCCAGAACATCCATCAACGTAACTTCGAAAGCACGGCTACCAAGCTGGCGTACGTCAACACCCATGATCTTAGCAATCTCGACTTTAACAGCATCAACGGCTTCGTGCAGGCCGGGACGCGAAGCGTATTCAGCACGGCGAGCGGCGAAGGTAAGAGCGGAGCAAGTGTAGGTGCGACCTCGCAGGTTTTCGTTGCTCAGCAGTTCGGTAACAGCCGCACGGGCAAGCTCCGAAGGCTTGACGGCCACTGGTGCAGGCTTCACCGACAACAGACGGATGTACTTGTCTGCCAGCTTGGTGAGCATCTTGCGGCGGAACTCGTACGCAGCTTCGAAGGTGTTCACGTGACCTTGGCTTTCAAGGAACGAACCAACGGTGTACAGGCCGTTGATTTCTTGCTTGATGTCGGTCTGGATGAAGGCCACCTCTGGGGTGCGCTTCCAGTCATCCCAGCCGTTGATGGAATCCGATGCCTGCATGACAGCGTGGCATGAAAATTCGTTCTTGCCATAAGAAGTGGTCGGGCCAACTTCAAGGTGTTTGTCACGGGCAGTAACGACGATGGATGCCATCAGCTTCAGTTGTTCTACGGTAGCTTGGTTCATGGTATTCTCCTAAGTGGTTGGTAAGAGCCGCTACTTTACTAGCTAAAAATCTGGCCGTCAAGAATTATTTTCAAAATTTTCCACTTACCCTACTTAGGTAGTTAACTACGTAGTATATAAGTAGTAAAGAAAGTAGTAGATACTAGATTTGAAAAACTGGATTTTTCTGGAAAATGTACCGAAAATTTTGGATGCTTCTTACGTGCGCGCGCCCCCGCACGCATACGTGTGCGTGAGAGGCGTGTTGCCTAGGCGTAATAAAGTTGTAGACAAGCAACAAAGGTTGCTGAAAAGATACGAAAGTTGCAAGAATGCAACAAACGCGGAGGCCGGGGAGAATTTCCGGCTAGAAAAGTCGTTCGGGAATAGAACCCCGCTACCGTCTGCACAGTATGGGTACGATATTACAGCCAACCCCGGCCAGAGTCAACCCCTGTTTTCAATTATTTTCGTGGTATTTGCGTAACACAAACACGATTTGCCATAGGTCGGCGCTCGCTGGACGCTTAGGGGATGCTGCTCGGGCTTGCTTCGTTGCCCGGTGCGGCTTTCTCTCTGCCAGTGGTGCTAGTATCGGTCAAAACTCTAGACGTGTCAACTACTTTCTTTGCTTCCTTGCTTCTTTCCTAGCTAACTTTCTGGCGTAGGATGGGCAATTGTTAATTTGTAGGACGCATCTGACGCAGCGTAAGACTAGGATTGCTTTTTCCTAGTAGGAGCTAAGTAGTTGATTCCAATAGGAAACGCCGATTAGATCAAAAGTTTGGGGAAAGTCAAAAATTTATTTGTGTTTCGCTTGACTTAACATTTTTGCAGGTTTAAAGTTCATCCATACCAACCCCGCCGACAACGGCAAACCCGCCCCACGGGGCAACCTACTAGGAGAACTACCATGATCGCAACCAACGCAACCAACGGCCCTACCGAAATCATCGCCCGTCTGGATCGCAACATGAACGCCCCTGTTGTCTTCCTTGCGCAAACGCTTGGCAACGGGCAGTTGCAGGCATGGCGGGGCGATGCTCAAAAACTGGAATTCATCCCCGTACATGAATACAACCGTACGTTGCCACTTGCGAAGGCTGACGAAGAAATGATCGCCCAACGTTTCCAATCTTCGTTCCCCGGTTCGTCCGTGGTGCTGCGTCAACGCCTGCCCCGCCAACCACAGCAGCGCCCTACCCTGTTTGCTGGCAACGCCCCCCAGCTTCCGGCCCCGGCTGCTAACAATGTCGTCCCACTGGTGCAGCCGCAAGCGCCAGCAGCTACCCCAGCCCCGGCAGCAGCCGCACAGCCTGCCCCAGCAGCTACGCCAGCCCCTACGGCAGCAGCCCAGCCGCAAGCCGCCAACGTTCCCGCCTCTAATATGTCGTCGGCTGAATTGCTGGATCAAATCAAGGCTACCAACGACAAACGACTGACGCTTGCTACCTTGGTGGGCGACCTGACTACGCAACTCACGCAGGCAACCACGGAGAAGGAAGCGACGGAAACGGCCTACGCCACGCTGACGGCCCAGTATCACGAAGCCGTGAACCGTGAAGCCGAAGAAGAAAAGCAACGCCGGGAAGCAGCCTTGCAAGCTGTATTAGGCGGAACTACCCAGCTTGCAGCAGCAGCCCAGCAGCTACACGACACGGCAACTCAGGAAGCGAAGACGCCAGCCCCAGCAGCCGCACCGGATACCCCGGCACAGCAGGCAGAAGCAGCAACCCAGAAAGGTAACGCCCCGGTACGTGGTGCGGGTGGTAAATTCCAACGGGCGGGAGACAAGGCCCCCGGCATTGCCCGTAAAACCCCGGCGAAGGGTGCAGCACGAAACAAAGGCGGTTCCCGCAAGCCTACCGCTAAGCCTGTGTAATAATTTCCAACAGGAAGTAAATAGCCCTTGCGGGTAGATGGAAGGTATGTAAGAATGCTCTTACACCGTGACAAGCCGTTACGGTAAACCAACCCATCTACCCGAAAGTGTACCGATGAATCGCAATGTCTCCCCAGAGGCTACCACTATGGCCGCTCTAATTCTCTACAAGCTTCTTCCCCGCAAAGTAAACGGTTTTTGGACTGTGACGCTTAACTCTAACGAAAATTCTGTACAGTTCCGTTCCCAGACGAAGGCGAACGCGTTGGACTGGATAGACGACAACCAGCCCAAACAGCCCCAGAACGCACCACAGGCGGCTTAAATGCCCCGGCCCTACGTTCCCCGCGACTATGTAGCCGAACACGCCCAGCAGGCCGCTATGTGGGCTGCGTTCAAGGCGGCAAAGGCGGCAATCCTTAGCAGCGCAAGCAAATAAGAATAAACGCTTGCACTAACTAAAAAGTTTCGTTAGAATAGCTTCACTCAACCAACAACTGAAGGTAACAACATGAACAACGCAATCGAATTCAAGGGCTTCAAGATCGAATTTATCAGCAACGGGCTTAACATCGACTCGGGCCGCTACTTCGTTTCCCCGGCAAACGCCTACAACGGTATCAACCCGAACGGATACGCCACGATGGGCGGGGCTAAAGGGGCGATCACTAAATTCGTCAACCACGCAGCAACCCTGCCCCCAGCAGCTACCGAAGTCACGAACGCCGCAGGCGTCGAACTGAAGCAAGACGCAAGTGTGGTTGTCGTCAACGCAGGCCCGGACGCTGAAGCCGTCAAACCGTCGCCAATCGTGACGAAGTGCGCAAGCAAGGAAGACGCCGACCGTGCGACCGTGGAAGCCAAAGAAGCCGAAAGCAATCACCTTATGGCCCAGCTTCGTTACCACGGCTTTACCAAGCCTGTGCATAGCTTCAACCCGCGTTTGTGTGACTATCGCAGCCGCAACAAGCGCGAAGGCCATACGGCGGAACGCCTGAAGTGGGCAACAAAGCACATGAGTGCAGAAGCGAAGAATCGCAAGCAACGCAAGGCCGCAAAGCTGGCGTACAACGCCAAAGCTGGCCGCTTGTTGTCCAAGCTTGAATTTTAAACAAAGGCGGCAACATAGCCGCCAACAATCCAACCAACCTAGAGAACTGAAAAGAGAATATCATGCACGGCAACGAAGGCTTCCAGCCCCTTAACGCACGCACCAAGCAACGCAACGCACGCCCACCGGGCGGCACGCAGGCCGAACCCCTGAAGCAAGCCAAACGCGGCAAGGGCTGGCAACGCGAGAACAACAAGCGCGACCAGTGGCAAGAAACGCCGGAATTCTGACGCGTACGTAAGCCGCACCTAGCCCGTGCGGTTTTCTTTCGTCCTATTCAATAATAACCGCTTGCACAAACTAAAAAGCTTCTATACAATGCAAGGCATACCAACCAACCTAAGAGGTTCTAACGTGGCAAAACTTACGGCAGCACAGCAACGCGCACTTGAAACCATCGCGTATCACTTGAACCGTGCGCAAGCTTTCTTAAGCAAGCCCGATGTTATAGTTGCAATGAAGAAAAGTCATCCAGTACCAACGACAACGCTAGATTTTATTCTTCCAGATGGTACGGTAGCATTTGCGATTGATAAGGAAATTGGAAGCGACCTAGCCGGGTTGGAAATGGGTATGCAATACCTTAAGAATTTTGTAGAGTTCAACAGCAAACAATAGCCAACCGGGGCCACGGCCCCACTAACAAAGAGGGTAATATCATGCAAGCTAATACAACCGAAGTTAAGAAGGCCGAACGCGTAGAAGCCCCGGCATTGGATCACGATAGAATGATGCTGGAAAAATACAAGATAGCAGTTATCCCGCGTGGCAAGATCGAACGCCGCGTGGTCGCTAACCTGCTGGCCCATTTGTGGGCTAACGGCTTCCAGCCTGTAGAACTGAATGACGGGGAAGAAGAAACGAAGGTAGAAGGCCCACAAAACACGATGGAACTTATGTTCAATCTGGACGAATGCCGGGTGTACTTCAGTCACGCGAGCGCCCCGGAACGTCTGCAATGGGTCTTCTTCGTGTTTGGCAATGACGGCTGGGACTGCATCTGTGACTACTCCGCCCCGGAAGACAACTACAACAACTGGAACGCGGTTATGGACGCCTTCAACCCGGAAGACTACGCGTAATAATAACAGTTGACACAAACTAAAAGCCCCTGCATAATGGGGCTTCCTTAACCAATTACACAGGTAGCAACATGAAGAACTTCACCGCACAAGTACGAATGATGGACGGCACTTTGGAAGCTGTAAAGCTGGACGCCGAAAGCCTTTTTTCAGTGGAAACGGCAGTAATGGAACAACTGTTCAAGGAAGGTAAGCATCCAAACCGTATTGAACACATGGGCCTCACTCCACCAATGAAAGATGCTTGTTTCGTGGTTAATCGTGCTGCTAACGACTTCGTTATTCTGGACGATGCCCTGTGGAACAACGTGGAAGGCGTCTACCGGGGCCGGTTCGGCGCTAAGACGCTGGAACAGTACAAGCTTGACCCGGCCTACAACATCGCGGAATTGATGGAATGGGACGATGCCCAAAAGCTCTACGATAAAGCCCAATCGGCTAAGTATTGCGGCCCCGTCAAAGAGATTGACGAAGACCGCTATAATTACCTGCTGGAAGTTCTGCCCCCGGAAGATTGGGTATATGGCGGGGCCGAATCCAGCTTCAAGCTGTGCGAACGGCTCAGCGGCAACATTACCACGATTGCAGCCCGGATCGGGGGCAAGCATTACGAATTCAACGACGATTACAAGATGCCACACGCGGCCATTGTTGCCAAGGTGGGGAAGGCTATCGAAGACGGTACGCTTATCAAGCTGGAAGCGTGAACAAGCCCCGAAAGGGGCTTTTCTTTTTGTAATAACCGCTTGCACAAGAATGCTTTTCTGTTGTATTATGTTTGTATTCCAACAAAAACGTATTCCTAGAACATGGCAAAGCGCAACGTTTTAATGTCAGTCAACGGCGTGGTAACGCTGGAAGTCCCACGGTATAATAAACCCGTGGTTGTTTCGCTACCATGCCGTATCGTAGGTAATCGCCTGTACACGATGACGCGCACGTTTTGCCTTGTCACCCTCCAAAAGATCGCCGGGGCTGCTGGGGATGCTGATTGCAAACTAATTTCTTATACCACAGTGAACGGATAATTCTATGCCACGTCAACCAGTTAGCAACCTTCCCACGCTGGAAGAACGCATTTTTCACTCAGACGGCAAAGGCTTACGCGGGATCACCCTGTTAGCTGCTAGCGGCAGGCGTGGCGATGCCTTAAGCGTGGCCGTGCATGACTCCGAAGGCAAGCGTAAGAACATCACTACGCTATCCCTGAAGGGGCAGGACTTTAACAGCCAATGGGTAAAGGCTGTTGATGCTATCGCAGCCTACCACGGCGACAAGGTAGACAACGGCCTACGCCGTACCATGTACGAAGCGTCCGGGGCCTTCCTGAAGCGTTACAGGCTCACGCTTACGCCTGTTGTAGTCGCCTATCACGAAGCCTCGACAGAGGCGGCAGAGCCGTGTTAAAGCCCATCCAGACGGAGATTAGAACGGCGGTTGTTGACGGCGTTCTGTGCCGCGTGTTGACTACGGCAGGCGGGGCTATGGCTGAGCCTATCGTCAAGGTTCAAAAGCGTATGAGTAAGATCAACGCTAAGCGCCCCGTCTGGGTATCCGTGCGGGAATTTGATAAATTTTTGCGTGCGCAAATTCTGGAAGCGGTAGAAGGCAAAGAGCCTGACGTAATACTACCCGGCCACGGCTGATTTTGAAAACTAGATTTTGCTGGGGAATGTACCGAAAAATTACGTTCCTTATTACAGGAAAATTCGGGTTCTTCCCCTTCCCTGTTTCGACTCCAAATGAGAATGATTCGCATTTACAAAGCCAAATGAGAACCGTTCTCAACACTGAATGAGAATCATTCTCAGGTAGACCCCGGCCAGCCGGGGCAGGGGCAGCACGGCCCCAGAGAGGCCCCCGGCAGCTAGACGGCCAGCAGCTAGCGCCAGCCCTACGCCGTAGGGACGGCACAGAGCAGCGGCCCCGGCACAGGGGCCTAGTTGATTGTAAGTAACTTATGTTGCCGTTAAGTAAACCCT